TCCACGGGGCGGTCAGGCCGTCGGTTTCCGGGGTGTAGAAGTTCTTGCATTTTGCACTTTTTTCTGTGGCCGCCGCGTCTAAAGTGAAATGAAACTCCGCGTTCAGGGTGTCGAAAAACTCCTGCGGTGTGCAGTAATCCATTTTCTTGCTGCTTAAAAGTGCGTCGTTCATTTTGTGTTCTTCCTTTCAGTCGGCAGCCTGTCTTTTACGCTTATCCAGTTAGTCATCTGCACTCACCATCCTTACTCCTTCTTCACCTGTTTTCACAAAATAGCTTTCACGGCTAATCCACGGGCTTTTATAGACTTTCATTGTCTTTTCTCCTTATCGCCAGAAACGTATGCTCCGCTAGTAAAATACAGCTCCAGCAATTTCATTACATCGCTATTCTGCCCGCCGTATGTTGACCATCCTTTTTCTTTCAGCTTGTTAAACAGCGATGTAACTGTATTTGCGTATTCTTCCCAATTCATTTGCCCACCTCTTCTAATCGCTTTTTCCAGCGCTCATGCTTTTTGAGCTTCATCAGCGTGACGAAATTAAGATAATCAGGCCCTTTACAATCAAGATATTCGCTCACGCAAAGCATCACGTCTGCAATTTCTTCCTGCAAAGCATCATAGCATTCGTCAATGGTTTTAGGCGTTGGGTTTTCGCCGCGATACTTCCGCGCGGATTTTAACGCTGCTTGCGCAAGTTCTGAACACTCTTCTGCAAGCTGTTCAAGAAATGCAGGCTCACCGATTCTTTCTACTATCGTTTCGGGCTGTTCTTTCGGCTGACTTGCGCCCGGAATCGGGCAGCCTATTGTTGTATTCATTCTGATACCTCCTCTACATACGCCATGCTCTGGCGCAAATTGAGGTATTTCGGATTGAGAATACAAGCCGGTGCGACAGCGCCGCCGTTGCACGCGCCGTAGTTGTACAGCAGACCATCGTCGTTCACAGTGCGAACGACGATCGATTCCCCAGCGTCGGAATCCTTATCACCACAGCCCAAAGGCGTGGCAGTCCAAATCCATCTGTCGTAGTGCGGGATGTAATCACGATACTTTCTGTACTCATCACAAGTGAGGATAAAAACAAAGTCCTGTACAGTGCCATAAGCTCTGTCGCCGTTGTCGGCAACAAGGTCAACGTTATGTCTCAGCAGACTTTGTTTCTCAAAAACAGCGTTCGCCATATCAGATAGAACCCCGCGCACATTGCTGGTGCGGTAGTTATTCCAGTTGCCCCTTTCGTCTGCAAATTTATCACTTGGGCAGAACTTTACATCTTTCGTCCACGGCTTTGCCATAATAGCCAGCACGCCGCCGTCAGGGTGATTCGGGTCAAGGCAGACCCACTCGAAGCTTTTGAACATGAAGTGGTCGCCGGGGCGCAGGGCTGTGATGTTAGTCATTGTCGGTTACCTCCGTGAGCCAATATTCGCGGCGGCAGTCTACACAGTCACTCAGTGTTGTGCATTTACTGCAAAGATCCTTTTCAATGCTACAAGGACGGATGGTCAAAGCGCCATATGTATCTATTTGGGCATCTGGAAACATCTTCAAAAACTCACTCTGGCGGGTCTGGCGGGTCTTGATGGGGTTGTCTTTCGCCCATTTCTCGACTTCTGAAATTGTTTCTTCAATGCTTTTAACTGAATCGTCTCCGAAATCAGCCATACACGTGCTGTTTTTCCAAATAGGACATTCCCCGCAGGTTCTATTTTTGCATAATCTGTTTACCGTCTTGAAAAATTCAACTATATCCATAGTCTCACTCCTTACCAATCTGAGTTTATAACCACAAAATCGCCGTTTTCTATTGCGCGATGCAATTTCAAGATTTTGCTGATTTCTTCAGTCGTCATAATCCATATCCTCCCGTTTCTCTTTGTGTCTCGGTGCGCGGTTGATATATCGTTTCATCCAGCGCACATGCTTAATGCTTGTGCAGAATATCCTTTTCAGCCGCAGGCGGTCTTGAACGTAATTTTCTTTCACGCCCCGCATGCGCTTATATTCGGCTTTTCTCATGAGTTGTCCGCCTTGTTTTTTGTCTCTTCGTAACTTTCATATGCTGCGTAATATTCGCTCAGCTTTATCTGTGTCACGGATTCTGGCGCTTTTGTGTTTTTGCCGGAAAACGTACTTAAAAAATATCCGTACAGATTCCCATGCTCATCATCCCACAACTCAGTATCAATTTTCCCCATGCCATGAAAATTCATCCACCAGAAATCGTTAGCGCTAAATTTCTTCCAATCTACACACTTACAAACTTCATTTTCCCACAAGTGATTCATGGAAGATTGCTTCTTAAAAGTGGAAAAGCCTGGGCGGTTGCTATGCTTTGTTGTCTGCGGTGCGTATTTTCGGGTTCCCTCGGCGTTTAATCTGATAGTCAGCCGGCCAGAAAGCGCTAACGAGAGCCATTCCCCTAGAAAATATTTTTCAAGAAATTCATCTGCAAGCTCAAGAAATTTCTCTTTTTCAGCTTTTTTCATAAAATAGTTTTTGTAAAATTCGGAATCAGGGTTGACTTTGAATGCAATTTCAAACATGTTTTTCACCTTCTTTTCATTGCGGCCTTTTGCGCTTCTTTCAGCAGATTTTCACATTCCGGGTTCTTGAAAACCTCCCATCGCAATGAGTGAATGTCCCGCTTCTCTTTCGTAAGACCGGTTTGAGCAATCGGCTTCTGCAAAAGCCTGGAACAGATATACTCTTTGCAAATCAAAGGCCGCACAGAGTAAACATCGCACTGTTTTGTGTGCTCATTGCGGAATGGGCAGCTTAAATCCGGCCCGCCCTTTGTTTGCAAAAAAGAGCGCTTATTTTCCTGCAAGTGGTGCTTTCTGGCATAATCTCGCAGCCGTTTAATTTCGCCTTTCGTGAGCGGGAGAAGATCAGCGCAGCATTCGCCGCACCCGCTGCAATGGCCGTCAATGCAGTTATTAGAGCAAATACCGCTTGCATTCAGCAGCGCGGATGCTTTACCAGCCAACTTCTTGAACAAAGTCATTCGGCCCTCCTTCCCATTTATCGCATCCGTCATCCCAAAAGTCGGCGCAATGCGGGCTGTCGGCGTTGTAGCACACACCGTTGAACGGTTCATTCCATCGGCAAGTGCTGCAACATTTATACATATTTTCAGGCGTTTCAAAGCTCATAATTGTTCCCCCGTTTCAGCCACATCAACCCCGATGTTTTGCAGCGTAACCTGCGCCCACGTATCGGCCAGCTGGTCAACGCGGTAGCTGGAATACTTTTCCGTAACAGGGCCGCTCATGGCGTTCTGGATTTTAACCAGCGTTGACGGCTTCAGTCCCACCTGATAGCAGGCCAGCAGGCACAAATACAGTGATCGCAGTGCAATATCCTGCCGCTCCTTCATCACTTCCTCATGCACCCTTGCGATTGATTCAGCTTCAAGCTTTGCAATATAAGCTTCCGCTTCTTTCTTGTAGCAGGCCGGGAGCTGTATTTTGGCTTTCATGTTTATCTCCTCCTGTGGCCCGGCAGGCCGTGATTCCTCACATCCCGCCGGATTTTGTCTCCCCTGAGCACATCCGCTTCGTTCAGCGCTTGCGCCTGCATGCGCTGCTTGCTGATGTCATCCATCTTGGCGCGGTATGCAAGATACTTTTCACAAGTGCTGTGACATAGCGTGTGGCGTTCCTGGCAATGCTCGCATGGGGCGGATAGTGTTCCGGTCATTTTTTATTCTCCGTTCCTGATGTAATTTCCCCATTGTTCGGCCATTCCATACAGTTCACAAATGATTGCTTTTCTAATTCCTCTTTCCCATAGTTGGGTGTTTCAGGCACGTTTATAACGCGTTTTACGCGCGGTTTGCTCACGGTGATACTTTTTCTTGGGCAGCTCGTATTCGACTGCGCTATCCGGGTATTTGCGCACGAATTTCACCAAACTTGGGTATTCCTGCGCCATAGCCAAAAGTTTACGTGATAGTTTCCGGTTCATCGTGTACACGTTGGCGGTTTTCTCTGCATCGTTGTATGTAATAATCGTTTCTCTTTCAGATAGTGGAACAACCTTCTTTTTCGTTTCCGGCATTTATTATTCCTCCAATTCCTCAATCGTTATTTCAGTTCGCGGATTGTCTTTGTCGTACTTCACCCGGCTTCCGTCAACCGATTCGATGATCGTGTAATTATCATCCGCAAGGATTCTGCCTTTCACAAGCAGGTCATGGGCAGCTTCCAAGCAGTTCGATACGTCACATTTTCTTCTGGTTTTCATGTAGAACACTGTCGCAACGCGACAGCGCCCCGCCAGCGGGGCTTTCGGCTTTGGGGCAAGAAAGTATATGGCTTGCGCTTCATAACGCTTGTAGGCGCCGCTAGGGGCTATGAACGGCATTCCCGTTTTTCGATTCACCAAAATGCGTTGTGAGTTCTTTTTCGTGACCGGTGGCAGAGGGATGGTGTACTTGTAGATCACATGCCTTCCTCCCGTGCCTTTTCCCGGAATTCCGCTGCTTTCAGCTTCCATTGTGCTGCGTCATAAGCGCACTTCATCAACTTCTCGCCGTATTTTTCCATTTCCCGGTCAAGTTCAATCGTTTTTTCTGTGCAAGTCTGTGCAAGCTGCATGTACAATTCACGGTTAGTCAATGTTTGTCACCTCACAAAATAGATGGAACGGCTTCACCCACGCAAAATCAAGCTGTCCGCAAGCGCCGTGCCTGTTCTTGACGATCTCAATCACGGTATCGCTTTCGCTTGGCGGGTCTTCTTCCCGCTGTTCTCGCAATTTGGTGTAGTGTTCCGGGTTAATGGCAAGAATCATGTCTGCATCGTGTTCAATGGTGGCGGAGCCGAACATGTCGGACATCTTGATAAGTCCCGTGTCGGCGGCTCTCGCGGCCTGTACAAGCTCAATGATGCAGATATGATATTTCATTGCCAGCTGCTTTAATCCCCGTGTAAGGGCCGCTAATTCGTCATTGCGCTTTTCTTTGGCGTTCGGTGGTGCCACAAGTCCCAGATGGTCAATGACAACCACTTCCGGTTTTCGCTCCTTGATGGTCAGTTCAACGTCTGCAAGGCTGGTCAGGCTGGAATCATCCAGAATCAGCTTGTACCGCCTTTTCAGGATTTCTGCATCCTCTGCAATCTTGCTTTCTTCCTCTTCGGTCAGCGCATGATTTGTGATGCGGATGCTGTCGATCTGTTCCCATCGGGAAAAGATTGCTGTGTAAAGCTGTTCCCGGCTCATTTCCATTGACTGGTACAGCGTCAGGCAGGTTTGCGATATCTGCGCCGCCATTTGCAGGGCCAGTGTAGATTTGCCTTTGCCGGGCCGGGCAGCAATCACTGTTACACCGCTTCGTACAAGTCCGCCGGTCAGCTTATCCAGCGTTCCAAAACCTGTTTGGATGTTGTCATTCGGTTTTTTCAGCCATTGCAGGAAGTCATCTATGCCATCAGCAAAGTCCTTTGCGCTGCGCTGGCGCTGGTGCTCCATGATGTGCTGCTGCTTTTCCATCATGGCGGCAACCGCGCCGAACATTTCATCCGCGTCTGCATCCGATGCCACAAGTTCGCCCATCTTGGCAATCATCAGCCGCTTCCGGTATCCATCCAGGACACAGTTGATGTAGGTGTTAAATCCGCTCACCGATGGAACTGTCTGGGCGCATTCGTAAGCAATCGCCTTGATGTTTTCTTTGCAGCGTGATATTATCGATACTGCATCCGCCCGTTCCCCTCTGCGATCAAGCTCCTTGCAAAGCAGGAAGATATCACCCAGGTCTTTGATGCTGAACATCTGCGCTGTAAGGCTTTTGAACGCTTCGCTTTGCCGGTCGGGCTCTATCAGCATGATGCCGATAACGGCTTTTTCCGCAACAGCTGTATTCATTTGCCTGCCTCCTTCCACCCAATGAGCTTTGGAACAACTCCGTTAATCAGTTCCTCACGTGTGTATTCCCGGTCATAGATAGGAATCAGGTTTTTAGACTTGCGGGGTTCAGCAGGCGGCTGCGCTGTTTCGTCTTCCCAGCCTTTTTGATTCAGCCAGGTAGCAGGATATGGAATATACTTGCCGCTATCTTTCTGCCACTGTTCTGTGGTCTTGAGATACTCAAGGCTTTTCAGGATTGCGGACAAGGTAGATTCGTCAGTAACAAGCTTTTCAAATTTCTTGCGTGCAACTGCCTTGCCTGTTTTCCTGGGATAGGCTGACCAGAAGGTGTCAAATCGAGGAGAAATCGCGTCAACCCCTTGGGGGGTATAGGGGGTATTCTTAACTTCTTTATTATTCTTTATATAAGGGTCTGTGTTAGCACTGTGTTGGTTCTGTGTTACCTGTTTGTTAGATTCTGTGTTAGTGCATTGGTAATCACTGTAATTATTCACCGTAAACACGCTAAATTTTCCGTGTTCACACTGTGTTATTTCTTGTGTTGATTTTAGATGACATAAAGCAGTGCGCACAGATTGAACAGATATGCCGGTATCTGTTGAAATTTGGCGGATAGATGCAACTGCCTGTCCGGTTTCCAAGTGAACCCCCTTGTAATAACAGGGTTCATAGCAGGCCAGAAATAGCAGATGCAGGAACACACATTTTGTTGGAGTGTCTGTGTACCACCCCCATTTCATCATGCGGCGGTACAGCTTGATGTACCCTTCGTTTGCCATTTTTCAAAGCTCCTGTGCTTGTACCATATCGTCCGTCCACTGCGTCCCATGTACAAAACCCAATTTCATCACCTGCCTTTCGCTCAAAAATTAAAAGGGAGATCACCGTCATCTTCAATCGGCTCGTACTCATTGTTTGCCACCACAGGCGCAGAAACGGCCCTATTAGCCACGTTCTGACTTTGGGCTTCTTTATTGCCTGCGAACGAAACGTTGTTTACAACCACCTCTACGGCGTTCCTGTTGTTGCCGCTCTTGTCCTGATAGTTCCGGCTCTGCAAACGTCCCTCAACGGCAATCATAGAACCTTTCTGGAAATAGCGGCAGATGAATTCTGCGCTCTTGTCCCAGGCAACGATGTCAAAAAAATCTGCCTGATTATGGCCGTTGGCATCCTTGCGTCCCCGGTCAACTGCAATGCGGAACGATGCAACATTTTTACCTGTTGTAGTCTGGCGCAGCTGAGGGTCAGCAACCAGTCTTCCCATAAGTGCAACTACATTCAACATGTCTTTAATCCTCAAAATAATTCTTTCCAAACCGCCGGGCAAACTCTTCCTTTGTCCAGCTGTAATCAATCATTGCCATGCGCTGTGCGGTCATCTTGAGTTCAAGCCGCATCCCAGCATCCAGCCCTTCCATCTCGGGCCAGCACTGCTTTTCGCCGTGAATCCATCTGTGGCAATCCGGGCAAACCAAAATCCACAGGCCAAGTGATTTGCTTTTTGTCCGGTTCTGGCCGTAGAGCACTTCATGCCGTACCAAAGCGTGGCCGTTAAGGCAGTAATAACACTGTGGGTGGCCGAACATGTCTTTCTTGTTTGGCATGATGGATGGCGCATAGCCGTTGGAATCAAGCGCAACGCCAAATTCGTTTTTCATTCTCCGGTCAGTCCTTTCAGCTTTGCAATTTCGTCCGGTGTCATTGTGGGGATTCCCTGCTGCTGGCACTCCTGCACAATCAGTTCCAACAGGCGGTGCATCTGCTTGCTGTCGTATACGCTGGAACCATACCAGCATTGCAGCGTGCAGAACGTGCCGTTTGGTGTAGGCATGGTATCTAGCAAAACAACCTGCCAGCCCTGTCCCTGGCTTTCCCATCCGCGCTTAAAGGTTTCTATTGCTTCCTGCTTGATGGTGACAATATCGCTTGCACCTGCAACATCCCGCACAAGGTCGCGGTAAATCTCAACAGCAGGCTTTTTCAGCTTTTCTGCAAGCTGGTTCATGAGTGTCCACGCATAAGCGTTAGAAGTCAGGCTGCGCTTTTTCCGTACCTCGCCAAAAACACCTGCAAACAGCTTGCCGGGGCCGGATTTAACTTCGTTCGCAAAGTTCTGCGCTTCCTCCATGTCTGGCTTGCTTTTAAGACGAAGCATCAAAATCTCACCCATCAAGGTAGCATCCGCGATGTTGATTGTATGGCTCATTTGCTCCACTCCTGAATCTGTGCAATCAGCGCATTGCAGCCGTCCAATGTTTTCATTGTCCCGCCGGGAACGGCTTTCAAAGCGTCAAGGACTTCATTTCGTGTATGTTTTGTTTTGGCGCAATACTCGGTAATTGCAGCTGTTAGTGTAGCGCGGGCTTTGACATATTCGCTTGCTTCGGCCTCGCTGGACTGAATATCGCCTTTGGTTGGCTGTTCTGGTGCTACGTTTGCGCTCGTCTGCTTGTGGTATTCATCACTGTCAGGGTCTTTTGTGTCATCAATGCAAAACAAGCCATTCAACGCATATTTTCTGGCATAACTGGATGCTGTACCGGTAATCTGTGCTCCGTCCATACCTTTTTTGGTTTCATCCTCGCGGGCAAAAGCTGTGGTACTGGTGGAGTTTCCCTCTTTGTCCGTTACTATGGCAATGGCCTTGACGTAATAGCGGCTTCCGATAAGTACAATATCGTCCATAACGGTCAGCGTGCAACCATATTTTGCACAGAGAGGTTTTGCCGCTTCAAGAATGCTTTCCGCGTTCCGGTATTTGTACTTTCCGAAAGAGTTGTAAAGGTTCTTGGGTGCTTTCAATTCAGATTGAATCTTAGAAAGTGCTTCAAACACGCTCATGCCTTTTCCTCCTTTTTCACAGTCCCGTTCACAGTCAACTTTTCAGCCTTTCTGGTGAACGTGATGTTCAGTGTTCCGCACGTTTCAATGCCGAGATTTTCTTCATTTTTCAGGCTTTTCATCATCTCGCAGATTAGTTTTTCAATGCCATAGGATTGCCCATCAACACAGATGCTTGCAAAGCTTTCCGAGCAGTAAAGGCTTCCTGTGGCTTCAATGCTATAGTTCTTCAGTTCCATCGTTATCCTCCCTTACCGTGCTATCAATGCACGTTTCACCCCAAATGCAATCCTCGCACATAATGGGGTGGCCGTATTCGTCAGCCGCGCCGCAGCCGGGAAAGTCAAGCTCGATCATTGTTTGCTTTCTCCAATTCATCCAGTCGTTTTGCCATGCCGCTCATTGCAGCATGGTAGGCGGCGCAAATCTTGCTGTATTTCAATTGTTCGTTGTTGTTCGTATCCAGGATTGCAATCTGCACAGTTTCAAAAAACACCTGGTATTTTTGCGGGTCGTTGCATTCAAATGCCATCTCAATCTCAAAAGGGTTCACGAAAGCACCTCCCGCAGCGTAATAGCGGCCCATCCGCCCAGCAGGCAGGCAATAAGCCCGGCCAAAGATGCAACCCCGCCGCCCTCTGCAAGGCCAGCAGCGGCGCAAATGGTGCCGATTGCGCAACCCAGCAGGGTAAAGTTTGCAAAGCACTTGCAAACCGGAACAATATGGGCTAAAATGGACTTGTGAAACCGGAAAATTTCACGTTTTTTGCCGTTCAGTGTATTGCAGTACACTGTGCGGCTCTTTTTGTTTGCAGTCATGTTAGTGTCCTTTCTTGTTGTTTCCGCCTTTCCAACGCTTGTGTGTAGGAAATCAGCAGATAAGGCTTGCAATTTGTTCAACGGTTAAATCACGGAAGCTACCGTAATGCTGCCATACCCAGCCACGAGATTTGCCAAGAAGCTTAGCAACCTTTGTGGGGCCAAACAACAGTTGGCCGGGGTAAAGTTCAGCAGCGCGGGCGCGGATGCCAACAAGGGTTTCTTGGTAATGGGGCTTTTCACGGGGCATATGCTCCCCTCCTTTCAAAACCTCACGGCCCCCATAATGCTGATTGCAAGGGCCAGAACGGATAAGAGAAACGCCGCATCTTCCTTACTCATGCGTTTCACTCCTTTTCTTCAAATCGGCCAAATTAAAGTGGCCGGTTGTGATGTGCATGTTGTTCGGGTCACCAAGGACAGTTTCGTTTTTTACGTCCTTGAATGTGACCTCCGGCGGAATCTTGATGTCGGGGCCGACTTTCAGGTCAATCTCATGTATGGTCTGGGTAACAGTGGTATTCCCAAAACTGGTTACGCTTTTATTGTTCATATGTTTCTCTCCTTTCACAAAGCTTTCAAACACAGCAGCCGGAAGGTTTCGCGGCCTTTAGGGGTTACTAGGGTTTGGATGCCGCTCCAGTTGGTCTTTTCGTTGTAACATTCCTTGACTTCAAACAAGCCATCACTGCGGTCTGCATACGGCATGAGCTTGCCGCGCTGGTTGCGGAAAATGTACTTCTTGTCAATCAGGAAGCGGATAAAAGCCTTTTCGCTGATTCCAAGCTCTTTTGCGGTCTCGCGGAAATTGGTGAGTGTATTTCGGTCTACCAGCTCGTCAAAATATTGAGCTTTCGGCAACATGATAGTGTTCTGAACTGTAAGTTCCGAAATTCTGGCTTCCCGTTCAGCCAACGTTTTGTTGGCAACCAGTAGGGCCTTTGCCATCAATTCCTCCGGCGAAAGCTGTTCCTGCCCGGCAATGTAACCACCGTTCTTGCGGATGCTTGGCAAAACTTCACTCGTGACCCATTTGCGGAACGGTTTAGCTTCTGGTTTGTCACTGCGCAGGATGACGCTGTACAGGCCAGATTCGTTGATGACTGTGGTTTCCTGCTTACGGCCAATGGAATCGGTGAGGTAAGTCTGGCTTACCTCATCTCTATCAAGCCGCTGTGCTGTCACCTTGTGATTAGAAAGCCCCAGTACCCCGCACACATCTTTCAACACAAACCACGGCTCGCCGTTCATCTCCACCGTGCGCACATCGTTGTTTTCGTACTTGAAAATTTGTATGTTGTTCATTTGTTCACCTCAACACTCATCAGAAAAATGCAGCTCCATCAAGTCGGCAATTGCGAGATATTCTTTGGCGTATTTGCTATCGCCGTGGGTTTTCTTGACGATCTCACGGAACTGCGCCAAATCACCATAAAAGCAACCACACTGTACGCGAAGAATTTTATCCTTGCAGCGGAAAAATGTGGTCGTGCGGAAACATCTGCCAAACCCTATGACGGCGGCATAGTCAGCGTCGCCGGAGACCCGCGCGTCGCCGGAGACATGCGCGTTGCCGGAGACCCACGCGTTGTCGGAGACATGCGCGTTGCCGGAGACATGCGCGTTGCCGTAGACCCACGCGTTGCCGGAGACATGCGCGTCGCCGTAGACCCGCGCGTCGCCGTAGACCCACGCGTCGCCGTAGACCCACGCGTTGCCGGAGACATGCGCGCCGCCGGAGACATGCGCGTCGCCGTAGACCCGCGCGTCGCCGTAGACCCACGCGTTGCCGGAGACCCACGCGTTGTCGGAGACATGCGCGTTGCCGGAGACATGCGCGTTGCCGTAGACCCACGCGTTGCCGGAGACATGCGCGTCGCCGTAGACCCGCGCGTTGCCGGAGACCCACGCGTTGCCGGAGACCCACGCGTTGCCGTCGTGGGAAAGGTTATCTTCCTTCTCAATAAATCCGCCGAGTTCTCCCTTCTCAACGTCGCCAAAAGCGACGAGAGCCTTAATTCGGAACAGCTTCTTCCCGAAAACGTTCGTTACAAATTCATCGGTGAGTTCAAATTTCTTCATGGTTGGATGCCTCCTTAAAATACAGCCCGCACAGCAGATTCAGCGCCAACAGGGCGGAGAGAGCGGCGGGGGTGTTTTGCTGTCCTGCATCAAGGTTCCACCTCCGTGCTACATTCAGTGAACAAGTAATCCAGCGTGCAGCCTTTGAGCGCCCCTTGAATAGCTTTCATCTCGCGCAGGGTAAATTGGGAGTGCCCGGTCAGTTTGTTTTGCATGGTAGCGCGGGAAATTCCAATATGCTGCGCAAGGTCTTGCTGCGAACAACGCTGCTTCTTAAGCTCAATCAATAGGTTTGGGAACACTGGGTTTCACCTCCTTCTTTGTTTTCACGTTCGGCACGCTTGGCCCAATAGTTGGCGTTGTATTCGTGTATCCGGTCTTTGTTTTTTGCTCGCCACGCTTTGTAGTAAGCCCGGCGAGCCGCTTTTGCCGTATCGCTCATCCCAGTGGTGTGGGTTGCATTTTTATCGTTCATTGTTTCACCTCCAGCCACAAATTCATTGCTCGCTACGGTTCTGCATGATATAATCGCCATTAGAAAGGGGGTGCAATAGTTTGAACTACTTTGTCTTAGCGCTCATCGTGGTCATAGGGTATAGAATCTTATTTTGCCTATCTGGGTATATTAGAGCCGATTACTATGAGCGCAAATACAAAAAGTACATAACTGGAAAAGAAACAGATTTTGCAAGCTGTACTGCTCCGATTAAAAAGCTGCTTAAACAGGCAAAAATTCCAGATTCGACTGTTACAGTTGTTGAACCTATTGGCTATGGTAACTATCAATCCGTTCAAGTCAGCGTTCTTGAAAATTTGTCCGTAAAACGCAGTGATGTTATGGCGGACGCATTAAACATGCTTGCTAAAGTCAAGGGAACCTTTCTAATGAACTTGAGGGAATGTTTTTCCCCTCTGTATTGGGTGCAGTTGGTTTTGTTTCTTCCTGTAAAACTTTGTGATTATTTAGGTGTGTCAGAAAATCATTTAATACCGAAGCTCTTACAAGTTGTTTACTGGGTATTAGTTCCTCTGTTGCTGGTCTTGCGTAACCAGCTGTACCATCTCATCATCCAACTTATCCAGCAAGCGGAGTAAAAATTTGCTCACCAGAATAAGCCCTCTGGCATCTACCTTTTCGGCAGATGCCATATTTTTTTGAGCATCTGCAAGATTGGTCAGGATTGCGCCTTGCATGATGCGCTTGCGGGAGCATTTCAAGGTTTCACCTCCTTCAAAAGCTCGTCTACCGTGCAGCCGTAAAGTTTGGCAATGTCCGGCAGCTTTTTGGTGCTGGGTGCGTTTGCGCCTGTTTCCCAAAAATAAACAGCAGCGTCAGACACATTCAGCGCTTCCATTACCTGCCGGACCGAAAGCCCGGCTTTTTCCCGCAGCACTTTGTACTGCGTGTATTCCTTCATTAAATCACCTCCAAAATACTAAGTTTTACTTGACAACTTAGCAAAGACAAGCTATTATTGAATTGCGATATACAATAATTTTTAAGGTCCTCATTTACTTGGTGACCTTTGCTTTCGCTTTGCAATTCTTAGTATATACTAAGCAATGCTAAAAGTCAACCGCATTATTTAGTATCCGCTAAGAATGGCAATATTTGCACAAAAGGGGCTTTTATTGCTATGAAACCATTAACAGAAGAACAAAAACAGCAAGCAATGGACATTGCCAAACGGATTGACATTTGCGTAAAAGAATCAGGAATGAAAAAAACAGAGTTTTACGAAAAATCCGGTATTTCGTCCGCAAATTTCAACTATTGGAGTCACGGAACAAACTACCCCCGTAAAAAAAAACTTGCTGATGCAGCTAAATGCCTTAATGTAAGTGTTCAATATCTCGAATACGGCGATGAACAAACAAAAAAGCCCACCGCACAAGGCGGTGAGCTTATATCCGATTTGCCCGAAAACATTCAAGAACTCATTTCTATTTGCTTGCAGAACCCGGATTTTACTGTTTTGCTATTAGATCTTGCGCAGCGGATGCAAAATCCGCCAGCTGATCCGGCGTAAAGGTATGCAGGATTGCAATTAGCTTGCTGATGTTTTCCGCCTGTTCTGCCGCAGTATATTTCTTTGTTTGCATATGTTCCTCCTATCACTGTCACTCAGGCCAAAATCATCTTGATGATCATCAGCTGCATTACAATACTCAGCCCGATGGGCAAAAGTACCAGCAACAACGTGCCAATGGTGTATCCGTTGGATGCTTTGATGTCGTTCATCTCGCGGCGCAGAAAATCTTCGTTAATCATATTCTTCATCCTTTCAAAGTAGCGGCAATGATAAAAAGCAGAATTGTAAGCCCAAACCATACCCATGCGGCAATGTAAAGGTAATCCGCAATGGTGAAAATGGTGCTCTGGATATTGCCCAAGCGCCGAATCTTCTCGTATGCGGCCAGAATGTTTTCATCCGGCTGGTTCTGATTTTTTTCGTCTGACATGTTTTTTCTCCTTGTGGGGTGTATAATGAATTTAGATATTGAGGTTTTTGACAGTTTTATTGATAACAAAACCTACAGAAAGTTAAAGTGGATGTGCAAAAAGCAGGACTTTTACATATCCGATTATTTCAAAAGATACGGTTCAAATTCAGAGGAACAATACTTTTTGAAGTTCCTCGCAAAGCAGAATTACGCTAATATCTGTACGAAAGATAAAAAATATGCTACTGACAAAGATCTTGCCCAGTTTACAAAAGCGGATTTGGAGCAGCGTATTCTTCACGTGACAGGTTCGTTAAGGCGATACGTTGAAAAGCGAAAATACAACAAAAGAATTGATGTTATCCCTATTATTATTTCGCTGTTTTCTTTGGCAATAAGTGTTTATTCTTTGCATGTAAGTCTCGATAAAGGCCCAAAGAACGTTAGCATTGTTTCATGGCCCGCTACAGCGGAAACCGCACAGCAGGTTGAAGAAACGGATTACATGGCGTAAAACATCATAGCGCATTGAAGCCGTTGCTTTGATTTTCCGCTTCGTGGAGGGTCATTTCTTTATCTAACCGCACGATGATTTCAAGGTTCAGCTGCGCGGTTCCCTTTGCAAAGTTCTGCATTTCAAAGTGCGTTACCCAGGGTATCACATAATCATCAAGGCAAATCTGGCCCTGATCGTTAAACCGGAACAGTGCAAAGTTATGGTCTGAGTGCGAAACAAGATTTTTATTCACTTGGCCCATTATTTACCCCCTTAGTTGTAAGTTGTCATTTTGACAACTTTGTGTTGTGCTTACATCTTATTACAGATTGCCGTAACGGTCAATTAGCAAAACGCACAAATTTCAGGTTTCGCGCTTTACTGTCCGGTTTTTCGGCCTTTTGCGTCCGTGCTTTGGTGGGGTGGTTAAATCAGGCAGTTTCATGGCTGTTTTCCCTCCGTGCTCGGTCTTGCAGCACAGCGCGATACAAGGCTTCAATGGTTGCCGCATTGCGGTTTTGGTAATTCTTTAGACGTTCCACGTTATTCATTGTTGATTCCTCCTGCGTTTTTTGACTACAGTAAGAATCTTAACATGTTTTTATGCCATGGCTTCCATTTATTTCCATGGCATTTTTTGGAGAAATATTTCTTTATATTTTCTTGACTGTTGTTGTATAAAAATCTTACCGCATTTAGAGCGCAAAACATGTAAAAAATTGAGGGTGATGAAATGGAAAGTAGAGCTGATTTCCGAGAACGTGAAGGACTTATTCTTTCGCAGTGCCGGTTGGAATCCGGGCTTTCGCAAGAATATGTAGCCCGGCAGATGGATGTGAACATCCGCACGGTGCGCAACTGGGAAGAAGGGCTTCCCCCTATCCGAAACGATGATCTGTTGATGTGGTTCACCGTCTGCAAACAATCCCCTTGGCGCTGGCTGCAGCGCATCTGGATGCCGTCTGCATTCAGCGATACCGATACGCCAAACTGGACGGACGAACAGGTAGACAAGGCACTTTCTGATTATATCGCCCAAATGCCGAGCCAATACAAGCGCCGCCTGCTGTATATCCTGTGTGGGGCGCATGGAAGCGATTGGGCAGGCCAGATAGACTTGTTATGCGCTAACGCTCATACGTCCATGCAAAGCCGTGTACGCGTCTGTCAGGCCGTGATACAGAACTATAGAATAGATACCGCAACAGGTGCAGACCCTTGCCCGGAAAGCACCAAGCCGGACTTTGACCGCCTGCAAATATGCCTGCAAGCCGGAGAAGCTGCCGTTCTGGCAGGCAACGGCGAATATAACGCAAGGGAAAAATAAAAAAGGCAAGTTTTTTGCCGAATTTTGTCTAACCTATTGCAAAGATAAAATAGAATTATTATAATGAGGGTGCAAGGAAACTTGCGAAGATACAGCCGTAGAGCGCGGCTGTCGCGGGAAAAAGAAAGCTCAAGTGTTGACTTCGTGGTAGAGCGCCACGAACGGAAAATAAAGAAAGCTCGATTGAAGAGCCGCCCCCTCATTGATTTGAGGGGGCATTCTTTTTTGGATTACATTTATTTGTCCGAATCATTTTATCAGGATTATATTGGCTGCGCCGAAATAGAGCAAAAGCCGACACGTCCATACATAAGGATATGCGTAAAAATAAACGGGGTTTTGTTTGCTGTGCCCATGCGGTCACACATAAAGCACAAGCATGTGCTTTGGACAAACGAAGCAGCAGGCTGTGGTCTGGATTTTTCAAAAGCCGTTGTTATAACTAAATCTGAATATATAAATCGTTCCCAAAGGCCGCACATCCGGCAAGATGAATTTAATTCTCTAAAAGGAAAAGAGTTTATTGTACGGCAAAAAATGGAACAGTATATAAGAGATTATAAAAAGGCTGCAGCACGGCTGGATGTGCCAAGAAATAAGGAATTGTGCCGATATAGCACACTACAGTATTTTGAGAGGTACATATAAAGCAAAAATCCCCTGCCGGTGGTGACGCACCAGCAAGGGATAAAGGGCCGTCAACATGAAAAGTTGACGGTTTCATTATAAAACATTTTTTGGAGGGCTGCAAGATGAAAAAGGATTTGACAGTTGGGCTCTTTCACAGAAAAGACGGAAGATACCAGCGGAAAGAGATGATAGGTGGCGTTTGGAAAACCTTTTCAGCTAAGACACCAGCAGAGGTCTGGGAAAAGATTGAGGATGTCAAAGAAGAGCAGGAAGAAAAGGAACAGCAGGAAAAGGCAAAAGCATCCGCCGGGCCGCTGTTTGAAACTGTGGCAAACGAATATGAAATCATTGTCTCCGGCATGAAAGAGGGGACAAAAAGAAGTTATCTGCCAGCCATCAAGCGTGCCAAAACCGAATTTGGTGAATACAGAATGCGGGAAATTGAGCCTTACATGATTGCAGAGTTCCTGCGCGGGCCTGAAATGGCCGGGAGGGCCGCAACGACCGTTTCAAACCAAAAGACTGTGATAAATAACATCTTTCAGTATTGGATTGACAGCCCTAAGTGGCGTGGGGATATAAACCCAGCCGCACAGACCAAAATGCCGCGCGGCCTGCGCAAAGGCAAACGACAGCCCCCAACAACAGCCGAAGTGCAAATCGTAAAGGAACACTATCTTGACCCTGATGCACTTCTCCCCGTTGCTTATCTCTGCACAGGAGAACGGCGCGGTGAAATGTGCGCCATTCAGCTGAAAGACATTGACTTTGAACGAAATGTTATCAGCATATCAAAGACCGTTACACATATCGGTAACGAACCAATCTTAAATGACTTTACAAAAACCCCTGCCGGTATCCGGGAGGTTCCCTTATTGGGGATGTTAAAAGACGCATTGCAGCCAATACGAACGCTGCCAAAAAACACCTATATTGTGGGCTTAAAAACAGAACCAATAACGCGCAAGCAATATGATATTCTCTGGGCGCGGTTCTGGAAGAAATACGGCGTTGCACAGGCAGTGCCAAAAACCAAACAGGTACATCGGCGCGGCAGAGTAGAAACTGTAAAATACACTGTTTGGAAAGTTCCCGTTTGCGGGCACCAGTTCCGTCATGAGTATGTTTGCATGCTGGCAATGGCAGGAGTAGCAGAAGAAATAGCCATTCAACTTGTGGGCCACGCTAATGCTAGAATGATTCACGAGGTTTATTTGTCCATAAAGCCCCAAATGATGGAAGATGCCCGCAAAAAATTGGAAAGCGTTTTGTAGGGAAAATGCAAAAAGTACAATAAAAGTCACTTATCAAATGTTAAAATTTTGCCCTGTACAGTAAATCGGATTCGTGAAAATTTTCGATTTTTGTTTTGGTGCAAGCTTGGTTTTTATACATAAATTCTGCGTTATATCGAAGTTGAAACCGAGTTCGAGACTCGTATCCCGCTCCAAAATGAATATTGTCGGTAAGACAGCAAAAAGCCGTTAAGCAGCGATGCTTAGCGGTTTTTTGTTTGTTCAAAAACGTTCAAAAACGTTCAAAAATGTATATTATTCATGGTGCATTCATGGTGCATACACTTTTTGCAATCCGTTTTATCGGGATTTTGGTGCGTTTTTGGTGCGGGATTTGTGCAGGGTTAGCACAGACTTTTTTGCAATTATTTTTTTATTTTTGAGCCAGCAAAAGCAAAGGACGGCTGCAAGCTATTGCGAAGCCGTCCTTTGGGAAAAAATATTTTATTTAGTTCTTTTCAAATCGTGCATCAATCCTGCATACGTTTCCGGCTTTGCTTCCTTTAGTGCATCCATAAATTCATCTAGCACGCGCCAAGCATGGCCGGAATCTGCACTTTTTATGGTTTCCAAAAATTCACTCATTCTACAACACACTCGTAATATTTTTCCACCTTATCTTTGGATGCGTCCTTATCATTGATAAACGCCGCTGCGAGGTCTGCATAAAATTCAGGAGTGTTTACATTGTGCTTTTTGGCTACCGGGTAGTAGTCACTAAACATCATGTTCATGGCTGCATAAAATTCTTCCTTTGTGCTGTCCATTCCGCGTGAAGTCATATAGGTGGAAGTCTGGTCAACCGTCCAGTGTTCGCCATACGAACCGTCAGCGTTTTCCATTTTATGTACCCACTGCTTCAAGTCGCCGGAATCCTGTTTAATATGCAGCGCCTTTTCAAAGTCCTTCATGGCCATATAGCAGCGTACAACGCTTTCAAAGCCTTCCCTGCTTTTGGGTGAAATTACATCTCCCATACAATAATAGGCTTCTTCTTTGAGCCGCTGCTCATAGTCTTCAAAGTCTTTATATGTAAGCTCTTTCAAGCTTTACACCTCCCTGTTCAGCGCATATCCTCCGAATAGCGGTGTTTAGGTTCACGGTCATCTTGGTCGGTATCCATCCGGCGGCGCGTGTCATCCGCATAACGGCGATCACGGCGCATATCATTGCCATAAGTGCCGCGCATTTTTGCTTCCCAACCGCCATCATGGCTGTAACCCTCTTCTTCCATGATGTCATCAAGGTTGGCAATGCTCTGTGTGACCTTGTAAACCACGTCAAGATCACGAACATTCAAAGTGCCGTGACGGGAAACTTCATCCAGTTCATCACAAAGCATTTCCCGGATGTCATTCATTGCTTTCATGCTCATTGTTATTTTCCCCTTTCTTAACTTTCGCGTTCAACAATCAGATTGCTGTTGGATACGGAAATTGCCTGCGTGCTGCTATTTTCCACCGCTATTGTTACGCAGCATCCACGAGGAACCTCGATAAATGCAGCAATGTAAATATTGAAGAAATTCTCAACTGCCGCAGGTGTCACGGTTGCTGTGGCGCTATTCAGCGGCTCACCATTGATTGCAAGAGAAGCTGAAATCGCTTCAACTGTTCCTCCAGTTGGAATTGCGATATTCGCCCCAAACGAAATTTTGAATCGTGCCTTGCACTGATTTGTCAAACCGCGCAGCGTTACAATACCAGACCCGGCACGGTGAACAATACAATGTTTACCAGCTACTGCTGTTTCTGTAAGCAAAACATTTTGTCCAGCTGCCACAGTCTGAACAGCTGCCGAAGTGTACTCTGCCATAAAAACAATCCTTTCTTCTAAGAATAAACGGCGGGACTATTGCCCCGCCGCCTTTTTTGCAAAATCAGCTCAGGGCTGAACATGTAAGAAACCCTCACAAGTTGCCATATTTTGCTTAGCCTGCACAGCTGTTGGCGTAACCGCAGCACCCGTAACCATAATTGCCAGTATACGGGTTTGCAACCGCGTAAGCAGGCACCGGAAGCGGTGCAGCACGGTGCAGAATTTCAGCGGTACTTGCATCAATTGCCGCACGAAGCACGGAGTTCTGATTGGACTGAGACGCAGCCAAGCGCAGCGCCTGGTTTTCGCTCTGCAAGGTTTCAATCTTGTCCTTGCACAGGTAATCCAGAATTGCGCGGGTGTTGGTGTTCTGGTTCTCCACAATGTCACGAGTGTTAAAGTTCATCGTGTTCTGCATTGCGTTGAATCCCTGCTGCATCTGGTTGCGTGTATCACACTCCTGGGTAGCAATCGTGTAATTCACGCCCTGGATGCCGCTCTGGGTCTTGCAGCAACAATCCGCAAGCTGGGCACCAAGTGCATTCTGGCCCTGAAGCAGTGCAACATTGGTTGCGTTAAAGCCCTGCTGAATGCTGTTGTTCAGGTTATTAAACCCGTTCAGCATGCCGGTGTTAATGGCATAAGTGCTGTCGCAAATGCCATTCTGGATAGAGCGAATGCCGTTGTCAATACCATTAAGGGCAAATCCCTCATTGATATCGGCACGGGTTGCATAGCCCTGGAAACCGGGGGAATTAGCGCCGCGCATGCCGCCGCCAAAGCCACCGAAGCCGCCAAAGCCCATGCCGCCCCAACCGAATATACCGAAGATTAGAAACAGCACGATCCATGCCGCCCAATCGCCGCCCCACATGCCATTGTTGCGGTTATTGTTTCCGGTAACAGCGGCAATATCGGCAGGAGTCATATCGTTATAAACTGCCATTGGTTATCTCCTTTTCAAAATTTTTATTCTAAATGCGGCCGCATTTATTCAAAATCCGAACATAGAACGCATTGTAAAAAACTGCCGTTCCATGTTTTTGGCTTGCTGTTGGATAGAATTTAACTGCTGCTGACTTAATTGCCCGGAAGCTACAATCTGTTCTATCATTTCATTTGGGTTTTTGCCCTTCATCTGCTTCATAAATTGTTGGAATTGCTGCATCATGTTTCCCTGCTGGTTTTCATTAAGTCTGTTGTACAGCGGGTTTGGCATTTGTTGCCTCCTTTACTGTCTTTTGCGGTCTTGATTGCATTTGGTTTTTCAATTCATTAAATGCGGTCGCAAGAGCATCAAATTCTGATCGGGTGACAAAATTTTCTCTTTTGGGGTTTGCTTCCGATTTCGCTTCCCGTTTGTGGTAGTCATAAACTTCCATCGGATAAGGCATATTGTTTACATCACGGCATTTTACATAGAATGTCTGTGTATCCCGATCCATTAAAATGACTTTACTTCCGGGTGCAACCATATAGCCATTCGCTTCACCCTCGCCAGATACCCATACAACCTCACAAGATTGTGTTGTTTGCTGCGTAGGCATTTGCTGTTGTGGTGGTTGAAATACGCCTTGACGCAACTGGGCAAGCTGGTCTGGCATAGGCTGCCCATAAAACTGTGGGTATGGGTTATAATACGGCACGTTCATTGCTGCCCTCCCAATAAGCTTTTGGGACTTCATCACCGCAGTCCCATGTATCTATCCAATCTCCATTTTTTACGCAAACAATATGCGTTGACATTTCAAGGAGAAACGTTCCCTTGCAGTTGTCATCCGCGAATTGTTTAACTGTGCATTGCCTTTGGGGTATACTTGGAATTCTGTTCCTTTTCCACCCCTTTCCAATCAGATATGTTTTCCACACTCGATTGGCACATGGCATGTCACAAAGCCAAAATCCTTGTTCACATAAACCTGTGTAAATTTCTTTCCAGGACATATTTAATGCCGCCGCCAGCGCTCTGACAGCGCAATCTTCTGTGTGCCTGCCTGCTGGGTTGAGATTGAAATTTTTATAGGCCATTTTTTGTTTCCTCTAGCTTAATTATAAAAAAATAGACGTAAAAACGTGCGACACGAACGCGACAGTTTTACGCCAAGTTTATACAAACTATTTTTCAAAAGTCTATTTACAATGCCACTTTAGAGTAGCATAATATAAGCAAGACAAGAAATAAACACACAATTATAACAGGAGGAAAACAAAATGACTAACACCATTATTAACAACATCAACGCAGATATCATCAACAAGGCAAACGAAGCGAACAAGGCCGAAACCGAGCGCATCGTTAACACCTATCAGCAAATGTGGGGTAACGGAGATAGCTTTATAGTGAATGACATGGCTTTTCTTTTTGGCGGTGCACAGCGCAGCGGATTGAATGATGACGAAGAGATGGCAGCAGCTGTCAAGGCCGCAGAAACCGACCTGATTTATAAAGTTATCATCAAGACTTGGTTCAAGGATATGAGCCGCGCAGATGCTGTTGCTATCTGCAACAAGCTTTTTGGTAGCAGAGACAGCATTCAGATTTTTTCTGCAACACTAACCGCAAACGATGTTGCACGGAATTGGAATGCAGAGCACAGCAACGAGAAGCCCATTTACATGACCACCCGCGCTATTGAGGAGACTTTTGGAAGCATCTAAGGATGCAGGAGGCATCAAGATGGACATTACTCTCAAGGAATACGCTTTTCGACACGGCAGAACCCCCGCAACCGTGCGGCAGAAAGTTTTGCGCGGAGGATTTAAGACCGCGCACAAAATGGGCCGTGACTGGCTCATAGACGAAAATGAGCCTTATATCAAGCGACCGACAAGGAATTCGAGGCAAAATCAAAAGGCAAAAGACGAGGAGGGGCAATGAAATGAAATTGTTGCCCCCGTTACCATCAAAAATGGTTACTGCATACCTTCTTCCGAACGAGCTATCCGCACTTTCAAACTTGCAAAAAAGGATGAAACTTGAAAGTCTTTCGGATGCGGCAAGGTATTGTATCTTAAAATGTAAATTGCCAGTGTATCCACTTCCACAACGTTCTGATATCGCATTTTACTATAGGAAAAGAATGGACATAGCCTTACACTTTGACGAATATGCTGTATTACAAAACATTGTCAGCACAATGTCAAAGCAGTCCGGAAAAAACATTTCGGTATCAACTGCAATTCGTAGCGCGATTGTATATGTATCGAAGCAATAAAAACAAGAAAGCCCCCCGTTTGTGATTGAATGTATCACAAACGGGGGGCTTTTTATTACCCAATTTTATTTTTTATCGCTTTAACTCTCCGATTAACCGTTCTTTCGCTGCAATACAATTCCGCCGCAATATCGGCGTTGTGTAGCCCGCGCCGCCGCAAATCCAACACGGCGTGTTCGTCATCGGTCAGGTCAAAACAGAGGTCATCATAGTCGCTGCGGCTCATTCGGAAGTCAAACTTACTTCCCATTGCTAAAGCCCTCAAGAATCTGCTTGAATGCCTGGTGCAGGCCAGTGGATGCCAGCCCACTTGCAAGGCCGGACAGGATCACAGCTGCAGTAATGTCAGGCCAGTTCATCCAGCAAGCCAGCGCAACGCCAATCACCGCGCAAATCGTGGGAATATACCGGTTGTCAACATCCTTAATCCACTGCTTGACAATCCAGCCCACGCACAGGCAGATGCCAACAATCACGGGAATCATGTATTCGGACAGAAAAGAAATATCCATTTTGCTTTCTCCTTATCAAATTCTGGTAAAAATTGCCATTGTATAGGCTTAAAATTGCTTTTCACATACAAAAACGGGTTATTTGGGGATGTGTTTTATTTTTCATGCGCTTTTGCTTGCTTCTTCAAGGTCCGCGATCCGATGGTTTGCAACCTTGATTTGCTCTTCCAGCACTGGTACACGCTTAGCGAAGTTGTTGTGTTCGCGCACCTCGCGGGTCAGCTCTTCAATTTTGGTATCGGTCACGGCCTGCGCGGTGGCCATGCGCTGTTCGGTACGGCGGGATGTTGTCAGAGTTGTAATAATCATGCCAACAACGGAGCATCCCCCGGTAATCAGGGCAACGATGATAGCATCCATGCTCATACCTCCACGATAGGGATGCCGTAGGCTACGGCGGCATCGTGCTCAATGCGGCATCCGCGATAGTCCTGCCAGCCAGGGGCGAACACTGCAAAATCAGCGGTGCCCAGCAGCTTGAGGCTTTCGCCCAGATACCACAGCGGCGTTGCGTCAGCCGGGGCGTTCTCAAAAAATGAATCAATGACTGCTAAATTTTCGTGTGTTTTCATGTGCACATCAGCAATCAAAACCTTGCGTTCCTTGATAATTTCTTCGTTCGTTTTGCCGCGCATCGGCTGAGAAACAAAAAGTTTTTTCACTGCATCACCCCACATACTCGGCCTTGTACAGCCCTGCTTCAATCAGCTGCAGCTCCGAACACTTGCGCATGATGTACCAGGCGTCGCCGCTGGATACCGGCCCAACGTCCAGCATCCACTGGTTGCCATCCGCACAGGTTTCGCGGTACAGGCACGCCGCGATCAGCCCCAGCCCCTCGCACAGGGCGCGGATGGTTGCGCGGTCGCCGCTGGAGATACGGCCAATGGTGATCCGCTGCTTGTCCAGCTTGTTGGGGGTGGTATCCTCCGGCGGGGGTGCGGTGTGGCCCTGCAGGCCCGCCCGGGTCATCAGTTGTTCATAGTCCTTGTAGATGCGGTTGCAGTCCAGGCTGGTGCCGTAACCGGGGATGCCCAGGGCGTTGCGGCTGCTGTACTGCCAGATGCCATACGGCAGGGGGCAGGTGCAGGCGCTGCCGTACTGGGCAACCCAGATATCGTACTTGGACAGAGTTTTGTAATCCAGCCGGTTGCGGATAAAATCACAGCTGGCGTACAGGATGCCGTAATACCCTGCGGCTTCGATCTCGCTCAAAAACGCTTCAACCAGCGCGGTGCGCTGCGCGGTAGTCAGCCGCAAAATGCACGGCTCATACTCAATGTCATACGCTACCGGCAGGCACAGGTGCTTGCCCTTAATCGCTGCCAGGCAGCAGCGTGCCTCCTGGCGGGCTTCTGCAGGTGTGGTGGCGTAGCTGTACCAGTACACGCCGTACTGGATACCCAGCCGGGCGCACTCCTCGGCGTTGCGCTCAAACTGGGGGTCTTTCTGGCCCGCGTAGCGGCCATACCCGGCGCGCAGCATGGCGTGGCGGATGCCCTTGTTATAGGCTGCCTGCCAATCAAATTTGCCCTGATGTTTCGATACGTCGATTGCGTCAATCATTTCTTTCTTCCTCCGATCTTCTTCTATCTGCCAGTGCCGCCCCATCCCACCACAGCTGCGCTAACAGTTCACGCTCGGTGGTGGTGTCCAGGCCCTCACGTTCCAGCCGATCCAGTACAGCATCTACCAGATCAAGGGCTATAGACAGTGTGCGAGACAGGCGCTGCAAGCGTTCTTTGTTCGTCACAGCTGTTCCGGTGCGGCAGGCCAGGCCACGTCATACGGGAAGCCGGGCTGCTCCGGCACATCCCGCAATGCCTGGCGGTAGGTCGTCCATGCCTGCTTGTCCGTCTTGGCATCGTCCAGCACGGTCCAGTCGCAGGCAGAGATCAGCCGGTCACGCTCTGCGCGTACCTCTGCAGCAGCCTGGGTGTGGTCTGCCTGCTTGACGGCCTCCGCCCAGATATCGGGCGCGGTTTCCAGCGCACCGGCGGGCAGGGCGATCTGCGTCTCATAAGTTGTATAGCGGTAGCCGTTCCAGGGCGTGTCCATATCGGACACAGCCGGGAACCTTGCCGCTTCTTCGTCCTCATACAGCCGCACCAACGTGCGGCCATCTGCCAGCGGTTCCATCTCAAAGCGGGGCCGCTTTTCGTTGCATTTGATTTTAAGCATTTTGTATTGCCTTTCTGATTTTCCGGTAACTTATCACACCGTCAACGTGCTTGACCCGGAAATGGTGCATGTCTGCATGTTTCAGCTGTCCGATCCGGCAGGCTGCCTGCCGGGCCTGGTGCGGTGTTGGGTTGCCGTGTGGCCGCTTGCTGATATCCAGGCACAGCCGGATCAGGCGCTTGCTGGTGCGCTTGCGGTAGATCGTATGATCGCAGTAGATCACAAAACCCAGGCCATCCAGGGCGCGGCCGCGGTGCTCACCGTCAGCGTCTATGTAGTCGGTGCGGTACACCTGCCAGCTGCCATTGATGGTATACCCTGCTGCGCACAGCCAGTCCATGGCGGCCTGCATGGCACGGTGCAGCTTGCGCTTGTTCGGGCCGTACATGTGGATGTTGTCCACGTACCGGTAATAGTGCTGCACGCCATCCAGGCTGCGCACATAGCGGTCAAACGCCGTCATTGCAAGGTTCTGGAACCAGTGGCTTGTGACATAACCAATGGGCAGGCCATTGGCAAAACTCTGTACTACAGCGTCAGCAAGGCGCAGCCAGTACTTGTCCTTGATCAGCTGCCGGTATCCGTACATCACAAAATCATGGTCCGTTTCCGGGAAATTGTGATGGATGTCCAGCTCTGCACCATATTTTGTGCCCGCGCGGTCCGTTTTTATCCAATACTCCACATGCTTTTTGGTGCTGTGCGGCCCACGTCCCCGGATACCTGCCACGCAGTAGGGGTCAAGTTTCGGCACAACCTTGTCATAGATGCTGTCAATCAGCATCCAGTGCATCACGCCATCGGGCCAGAATGGTACATAGTCGATATCACGCAACTTGCCGTTGCTTGGCTCATAGTGCTGGGTGTGGATCGGCTTACTGGGTACCCAGTCGCCGTATATGATCCAGTGCTGCACTTGTGCAACACATTCATCCGAGTGCAGCAGGGCGGGTACCGTGGTCGGATCGTCCATGCGTTTCTTTGCATGTTCAAACATCACTCCTTTGATAAAATTCCGGTCCGTCATGACCGGCAACAGGTTTCCAATGCGTTTAGGCATGTTATAAGCTTTCTTTGGCTACAAACCATTTCGTCCGGCGTTTGCCGCCTACTAAGGTTTCCGGATGGGCCAGGTTATAGCTAGAGCTCAGGCAGATTGATCTTGCATAATAAGGTCACGACCAACAGCACAGCTTGCTGTGCTGCCGCCAAAGAAAGGTCACCGCCGATGTTCCACCAAGCGTCGCCCGCGTCGTTGTTGAGGTTGAGGTAGAACGGGCCTGCGTTGCCGCCGTTGTTGGAGTTGCCGCCACGCAGAGCGATACGGTATAAGATCAAGAGCCTTTTGCATAATGTCATATTCGGATAGGTTTTATCGGGGGCCTTGCGGTCCCCGAACCCCCGCTTAACCGGGGATAGAAAGGTCACCGCCGATGTGCCACCCAGCGACGCCCGCGTCGATGGCGAGGGAGAGGGAGAACGGGCCCGCGTCGCCGCCCCTGCTGGAGTCGCCGCCACGCCGAGCGATACGGGTTCCGGCCTTATTGATATAGAAATAGTCTGCCAGGTAAGTACCAGAGCTGCCGCCAACAGACTTGGCGATCTGCACGCTGGGCGCACGATCATCCTGCTGCAGGGCGGTTGTCCAACCTTCGTCCGGCATTGCCATAGTGTCAAGGGCAATGTAACCATCGTTGGATGTCCAGCTGTACTTTGTGGGGTCATCGCACCAGTACGGTACGCCGTCAACCATCTTCCAGTCACACTCGAAGCGCCACTGGTTGCCATAGAGCGGATTCTCCACACCGTAAAACACAAAACTGTGCCGTCCATCGGTGTTGCTGACGGGGCTGCCGCAGGTGGCAATCACACTGTTTGCGGTGCCGGTGCTCTGCATTATGCGCCATACCTTGTGATCAGTCGTTGTGGTTACGGGATCGCCGTCAAAATTAACCTTAACGTTGGTGGCATCATCATCAATGGCCTCCACGCTGGCAACAATGCGGCGTTTTGCGATGGTTTCGTCTTCGTCGCCGGTGCCGATGGAGATCACCATGCCGGGCTCAATGCTGGCGCTCTTGGCAACCACCACACTGGCAGCATTGTCAGTTGCAGCAGCAACTGCAAGGTTCGTGCTGTACAAGCTTACACAGCCATTGATCTTACTCTGCATATCGCGCGTGCCGTATGCAATAACCATCAGATAGGCCAGCACCTCAAAATCGGCACTGGTGCCAACGCTGTAAGTTTCGCCCCACTTGCGGGCGGCGGCCAAAAACTGCGTAATATTTTGATTGCTAGCCGGCACGGCACCGGCAATGCTGTGCAGCTTGCCGTCCGTGCCAATGCTGCCGGGGAAAGCACGCACATAGCATTTCTGCTTGAGGCTGCCGTCCGCGTTCATGAATTTTCGTGGGGCGCGGTAGCCGGGCAGCATGGTCATGCTGATGGACGGCGCAACGTCCAGCATGCCGGAGACGTAAAACAGCGGGATTTCCACCAGTACTTCGCCGTTGGTGCCATCCTCAATGTATCCAGGCTGGCCCTTGTACGCATTGACCTTGACGGTACCATCTGCGTTCAGGGTGCAGCAGCACCGGCGCATGCCTGCCCAGGGATAGACAGCATCAAAGCTGTTCTGCCCTGCGCTGGCATCAGTGCCAGGCGTAAACACAAAATCCTTTGCCGCGCCCACACGGGTGCCTGCACTGGCGCTGCCGGAAAAGTTCACGCCGAAAATTGCCTGACTGGTTACAATGCCAGCCACCTGCGCGGCATAATTCTTGGCATCGTCTGCGCTTTTGGCGGCAGCAGTCTCGCTGGATTTAGCCGCTGCGGCACTGTTGGCCGCGGCTGTGGCCTTTTCGCTTGCGCTGCTGGCCGCAGTATCAGCCCCCGTCTTTGCCGTATCAGCAGCGTTCTGGGCGGCCTTTGCGGCAGTCTCCGCGTTGGTTGCCCCCTGGGCAGATTTGGCAGCGGCAGTTTCGGAGCTTTTGGCAGCCGTTGCACTGCTGGCAGCATTATCCGCGCTGGATTTTGCCACTGCGGCCTGCGCGGTGGCGGCGCTTGCAGCGCCGCTGGCGGTACTGGCAGAGCTGGCGGCGGTCTTTGCACTGTTGTCTGCTGCCGTTTTGGCAGATTCCGCGCCGGTTTTGGCCGTCTCTGCCGCGCTCTGGGCGGTTTTGGCGGCTGCAGAACTGGCGGCAGCGTTTTTCTCGCTTGTGGCGGCAGCCGATGCGCTGTTGCCCGCGGCGGTGGCTTTGCTGGATGCCGTGCTGGCGGATGTGCTTGCGGCATCCTGGCTGGCCTTGGCCGCTGTCTGGCTTTCCTTTGCGGCGGCAGCGCTGGCACTGGCCTGGTCAGCAGAGTTTTTCGCGGCGGTAGCGTTGCTGCCTGCGCCAGTCTCTGCCGTTTTGGCTGTTTCCGCGCTCTTGGCTGCTGCGTCTGCGCTGCCCTGCGCCTTAGTGGCGGACTGTGCAGCCGCTTCGGCAGATTTGGCAGCGGCCTTGGCGCTTTCAGCCGCCGCCGTTGCGCTGCCCGCCGCATTGTCTGCGCTGTCCTTGGCGTTGCTCTCCGCCGTCTTGGCATCCTGTGCACTGCGGGCTGCCTCTTTGGCGGCAGCGACGGCACCAGCACGGTCGGCTGCAACCTGGTCCACAAACTGTTGCCACTTGTCGGGCGTGGGGTCCGGGGTAACGTTGCCAACAGTGGCATGGTCCTGTACCAGATAATAGGTCGTGCAGCTGATCGTCTGCCGCCCCTCACCGGTGCCCACAAAAGTCAGGGCGCAGCGGCCTGCTGCCGCCTGCTGGGTGGCAGTGGCTTCCGGCGGTACGTCCAGCATGCCGTCAGCATCCACCAGCACCTCAACGGCGCTGGCTGCCTTAAACGTTGCAACAATGGTCAGGCCGTCCCACTCCGGACTGCATAACACCCGGATACGCTCATTGCCATAGCTGTCATAGGTGCCCAGGCGCAGCGGGCTTTCAAATGTTACGGCTTTGTAGCCGTTCAGGTAGATGTCATGGTTATAGGGTTTCATGTAGATCACCCCTTATTCCTGCTGGCTGGGCTGTGCATTGCTTTTGGCGGAGGCAGCACCCTCGGTGATCCCGCTCTGTTCTCCTTTTTCCGCGGCTGCCTCCTGGGCCTCCATGTTCTCTCTCACGACATACAAAATATTTTCAAGGATCAGCTCAGATGTGGCATACGGAATTTTAGCTTCGTTCAAGGCTGCCACGATTTTACGGCGGCATTCATGGGTTCTTTTGTTGTCAGTCATGGTTTTCCTCCTTACAGTCGTTCGTTTACAGCGTTTTTCAGTGTGCTGATTGCGGCCAGAACTTCCTCATCAAGGGCCACAAAGGACCCCCGGTTGTTCTGGCTGGTGATGTTGCCGTTATCGTCCAGCTCCATGTAGGTGTAACTCACTCGCTCACCTTCGGCAGTCGTTACGACCGCCACGCCGGATAATTTTTTCATTGCAATTCCTCCAGTTCTTCCAATAAAATGTCTGTGGTTTCGTTCGCGCCTGTATCTATAGCGAGCAGGTCAGCTGCGGCATCGGTGCTGGCCTCCTGCGCACGAGCTGCGGTGCTGGCGGCCATGTCAACGCCCGCCGGGGTGCCTGCGGGGTAATTGCATTCGCTGGATTCGGCATATTCGCCCTCATATCCACGCTGTGCGGCCATAGCCATCCAGCCGAATTTCTGCCCCGGCGCACCATGTATAATAGCGTACTGGCCGCAATCTTCAGCCCACAGGTGGCCGGTCCCATCGCAGTCTGTCAGCAGCCATGTCAACTGCCCGTGCTGGGCGATTGTTTCAGCATAGCGCGGATCAGGTATAATCAGGCACCAGCCGTCCGGACCGCACTGACCCTTGCCCCAATCCGCAAAGGTGGGGACTGGTGTTTCAAAAGCGGCCATCTTGATTGGCCCGAAGCTGGTGGACACGATACGGGATTTACTACCCCAGGCGCTCAGGTTCTTGCAGTTGAGCGTGCCAGATACGCCAACGCGGGTGGTGTTAAAGTCGGTGTCGCTGTCATCAGATCGGTTGTAAGTAACCTGCATACCGACATATGTTGACGGGTTCAGCCCATCCACCCAGCCATACCTTGCGTACTTGCTGCACGCGCCAATATAGCTGCTGCCAGCTTCCGAGTACAGCACGCCGGTCAGGCCAATGCTGCCGGTGTTGATGGTGGCGTACCAGGCAATATGCCTGTTGTCGATATACACGCGCTCACCAGCCTCGGTGCCCATGCGTATCCAGGCATTGTCCAGATCGTACACCGTGGTGTACGACAAGTTGTGTATCTGTCCGGTCGTGACGTTGCCGCCGTTGATGATGGTCTTGTCCTGGTTCCAGGTACTCAAATCCGAAAATGTCACCACGCCGGATAGGTTGATCTGTGCGCTGGTGATCTCTGTTCCGCCCGCAGTCAGCTTGATGGTGCTGGAAGTTCCGCTGGTGGAAGCCGTCAACTTGATGGTGTCAAACGTCTGTTTGATCTCGGTTTTGGTTTCGTTGGCGGTCAGATAGTCGCCGGTGCTGGCCGTCCAGGCGGTGGGTGCGTTGCCCATCTGTACCATCGGGTGCATGATGGTCAGGTCATTGGTAACGGTGGTGCCGTCATTTGCAGTGCTGACGAACAGACCGTCTGCATAGCCGTCAGCGGTAGCCGTAAACGCTGCCCAGCGCAGCTTCCAGCCGTTATCCAGCTCAATGTCCTGCTGGGCCTGCTTGAACGCGGAGCCGTAATAACTCTTTGCGCCGCTGGAGGATTTGGTTTCAAACTGCAAAAACAGGCTGTCGGTGCCGGAGTTGAGCTTGTACAGTACGCTGGCACAATAGGTCATGCCCTTGGCAATCACCAGCGTTTTGTCCGCGCCAAAGTGGAAGCGGGTGTTCTGCGCCCTATTGGTCACTCGGACGGATTCACCATCAATGGTGTAACTGCCCTTTTTGTTCAGGTCATTGCCACCTGCATCCAGGGTCGCATTGTTCCAGTCGTCGGTGCCCACAATAATATTGTTGCCGCCGGTGATCCGCTGCGTTACCGTCTGGGTAATGCTGTCGGCTTTCTGGTCAATCGCGGATACCGATTCTTTAACGGTTTTGAATTCCCGCTTTGTGCTGTCTAAATCGTTGGAAATGGTTGTGGTGGTCTCTTTCAGGCTGCGGACTTCCGTTTTGATCTCATCCGCCGATTGGGAAATCAGGCTTTTGGCGCTTTTTTCTGTTATGTAGTCCCCGCTGCTGGCTGTCCACGCGGTCGGCGCATTGCCGTATTGCAGCATGGGGTGCAGCAGTTCAAACTTGTTGGTGTAGTTGCCGCCATACCCCGCCCTTATGCTACCGCAGCCAAGCTCGACAGTTTTCAAAACACCGTTTTTGCTGGGGGTCCATGTACCATACCGCAGCACCCAGCCGTCCGTCTGCTTAATTTCAAGCTGGTTTTCGGTTGTTATACTGAAATAGTAATAAGTTCCGTTGTCGGCGGCATATATAAGGCTCAAACACAACCCGTCTGTGCCGGAAATTGGTTTGTACATGACGGACAGGCACAAAGTGACGCCTTTTGTAATGCGAGCGCCCGCGGTGTTGCAAATAAAATACCGATTGGAGTTTGCGTTTGTTACGGTCGCGCTGCCGGTATCGTTGTACGTGACCGAACTGCCGCTGGCCGCGTTGCCTTTCAGCTCGGCGTTCTTGAAGCTCTCACTGCCCAGGATCAGGTTGCCGCCGCCGGTGATTTTGGTGTCTTTTTTCACCTCAGAGGAAAGCCCGTCTACCGTTGCTTTCAGGTCGGTGTACTTGCCGGTCAGGTCGCTGGCCTTTACTTCCAGGCCGTCCACGCTGGTCTTGATCTCCAGCATCTTGCCGGTCAGGTTCTTGTAGCTTTGGCTGTTCACGGCGCTGGAACTTTCCCGGCTGGCGCTGCCTACGCTCTCAAAGCTGGCTTTGCCGGAGGAGATTGTGGCGCTCATCAGGTAGGTGTCGAACTCCCGCCCGCGTGCGTCCTTAATGTGCACGATCTGCCCGCAGGCAAGGCCGGAGCTGCTGGGCACCGATACTTTGCAGGGGGTGTAGGTCACGTTTTTCAGCACGTTGTACAGGTTTTGGACAACGCTTTTCAGGTTGGCTTCGGTGCCGGTTGTCAGCAGCAGATTGCCCTGCACTGCATAGGTGTTGGTGGCGGTGGTGCTGTCGGGGTAGATGACCCCCACGTCACTGTCCGACTGCCGGATCTGGACTTTCTCAATGGCCTTGACCGTGTAGTCCTCGTAGCTCAGGCTGTCAGCATAATAGGCGGTGCTGTTGCTGGCACCGTCCGGGGTGATTTTAGCAGTGCTGCGCTTGTCTGTGTAGGTCAGGAATTGCAGCTTGCCGTCTGCATTCATGTGGGCGTAGCAGCCTGCCGCTTCCGCCGCCCAGGAGATAATCTGTCGGCAGGTTAAATCATCCGCATAGAACGCCTGCACGCTGTAGCTGCCATTGATAGGCAGGCTGCTGCTGGCAAGCGCGACACCTGCCCGCTGGCAGGCCAGCTGAACCAGCTGCCAGATAGTTTTGGGGAACTGTGCCTGATTGGCGTGCAGCCAACCGGAGAAGTCCGCATCCAGCTTGGACATGGTGTCGTAGGCGACTACTTTATAAACCGTGCTTGTGCCGGATATTTCCCGCATAAGCCCCTGATAATTTGGCTTTTCGCAATAATATATGCCGACTTTTGTTTTTGTGCCGCTGTCATTCACCCAGTACAACGTAAGCACATCGCCTTTTGCAATAAGATTGTCATCTTGCGCAAGGTATTCGACCTCTATTTCGTCTGTGCATGCGCTTCCAATCGTGAATTCCTGGCCTGAATTCAAGGTCTGCGTCAATGTGCAAGACAAAATAAGGGAAGAATCAATCTCTGTCCCATCGCTTTTGACAATCAGGTTTTTCAGCATTGATTCTTCCCTCCTTTACATCTCTACCATGTCAAAGGAAACATCGGTGTATAATCCGCCCTCGCTTGAACACAAGGTTTCGTTGTACAGTTCATATTTGCAATCACCTGTATAAGCAGACATCGTGCATGTCTTTCCCCTGTCTCTGAATGTTGCGGTATATTCCTTGCCCTGAACAAGCCCCACAAGCTCGTCCATTTCGTTCCCTGTCATGGCATTGTATTTGATTGTGACTTTACGCAAGTCCCGGCGCAGCCAATCAATGTGCATCACGCCATCCTCTGTGCGGCCGCTGTTGGAGCCGACATAGTTCTCATGCGTGATTTCACACCCCTGCGGCTTGTACAGCGCAGTTCCGTTGACCGCCCAGTAACCTTTTGTGTCTTTGCTATTGAAGCTCATATCTTCCTCTTAGAAAGCGGGGCTTCCCGTTCTGATTTGTTCTCGGTGTGCTTCATCCTTAACGGCGCGGAATACCTCTCTGCCGTTGATGACAACTTTGGTATCGCTGTTGCGCTCCATAATAGTGCCAAGCGCACGAATTGCTGCAACAACGTCTGCGGAGCCATTTCCGGTGCGGTATGCCTGCGCAGAAGAAAACTGCTTCCCGGATACTTCGACATCGTGTTTGGAAATGACCGTGCCCTCTGCGCTGACATTGACAGGTGCATCCGTAAGTTCCTTTTGCATGGAAGCACTAAGCCCTGCAACCTGGCGGATAACGCTGTTCTTGTTCCGTTCAATGCCGGATGCAAACAGTTTCATCATGTCAGGCATCCAGGTGTCAGCATCAGCCAAAGGGCCTTTATCAGGAACAGAAAAATGGAACCGTTCACTAATCCATTTCGCCGCATCTTCAAATCCAGATTTAAGGACTGTCCACGTATCGACAAAGCTATCTACAAAAGAGGAAGCGAAATCGCTGCCCCATTGTTTTGCCTTCTCTGGAAGGCCGGACAGTGCATTGCCGGAACGGGTTGCCGCATCTTCAACGCCAGATGCGGCATTACTTGCAGAATCTTTTACCGTTTCCGCATTTCTTCTTGCACCAGAATTGATATTGTCAAAACTTGCCGCATAAGTGCTTGCTGTATTGTTTGCACTTTGGGTCATTCGTTCTTTTGCGTTTTCCGCCGCACTACTCATTTGACCCGTGCTACCCTGTACGCTTTGTGCCGCAGCCGAATAGCTGGAACTGATTGTTGCAGCGGAATTTGTAGCAGACGTTGTTATATTACTGTTGGCACTTGTTACTGTTCCGGCAGTCTGATTTGCAGAATCTCTTACTTGCGCCATAGAAGTATCAACCTGATTTGTAGAGCTTATTACAGAATCAGCCATATCAAAGTTCCCGCTTTTGATATCCACAAGTTTTTGGGTGTAGGTATCAATCGCAGAATTGGCATTTGTAAGGGCTTCTTGCTGCGCCTGAACGTCACTTGTTGCGGTTTCGTAGGCTTCGTTCGCTTTGCTCAAAGAATCGGACAAAGCGTTATATTGCGCATCGAGACCCAAATCAGCCAGCATTTCACCCCATGTGGAAAGACCGTCACGATAATTGCTAAGTGCCGTTGTTGCTGTATCGACTGCTTCCTTGCTCGCAGCAAGGCGGTCATTGGCGGCTGCAAGGTCTTGTTCCGCCTGAATCTGCGCCTTATATGCACTTTCCAACAAATCCTGCGCTGCTGCGGCATATGCGGCCTTTTCAAGGCTTTCGATAAGGGCGTTTACATCGTCACGAGTTTCAATCACCTTTGTTCCGGTTTCGTCCATGTGCAGCTGCAACCCTTCCAGGCCCATACCATTAAGGTATTCTACCTGGGACTGGAGCTGCTGCACTTCAAACGCGGATTTGTTCGACTTTTCGCTTAAATCGAAAATCGAATCGACAAGGGTTTGAACGCCTGCATACTTTGTTCCGACATCAGAAAAACTTTGAATTTTTTCGTTAAGTTCCTGCTGGCTATCCGTTGCCCGCTGAATACTTGCGGTGGACTGATCGATCATGTAATTCAAGGTCTGGCAGAACTGGCTTTCGTTCGCCATTTCCTGCCCGGCTTCCTGCATTGCACTCCTGTATCCCAAAAACGCGCCGGCTGCCGTTCCCACCGCTGCAATCACTACACCAACTGGGCCAAGCACAATGCCGCCGATCGTCCCAAACAGGGCAAATGCAGCCACACAGTTTGTTGCGGCGCTTTTCAAATCCATTGCTCCCTGCCCGAATTTTTTCATTGCATCATAAGCAGTGACAAAGGTTCCGACCGCCACAGCAACGGCAGTAGCTACTTTCGCCCACACCGGGAGTGCGCTTCTGAACGATTGAAGTCCCAAAGAAAAAGACCTCAAAAAACCGGCCCCGTACTCTAGCGATGAAACAAAAACTCCCGCAGCTTTTTTCAACGCTTCAAAGACAGCGCTTCCCGCAGCGGCTTTAGTAATAAAATCCTTGAACTTTTTCAGGAATTTGCTGACAGCTCCAACGGCAAAAGCCGTTAATATAGCAGCGCCAATACCTTTTATAAGTGGCATAAACGGTTCAAGCACTTTTTTGATGTTCTCAAAAGCCTTTTGTAGCTTTTCAACCCATTGCGTAACCTTGCTGTTTGCAAGGTTGGCGAACATGTCATAGCTCGGAAGGCCAATGTCACCTAATCCGCTTCCACCTCCGCCACTACCGCCACCACCGCCGGATGACTGGTCTGGTGCTTTATTGAGTTCATCGAATCCGCCGATCAGGTCATGCACAGCTTTTGCCGCAGAACTTGCGCTCCCACCGACATCATCAAGCCCGCTGCTAACGCCCTGTGCAGCACTTACGCCGGAACTCTGAAAATTGCCCCACTGAATCGTATGCCCAAAAAGCGATGCAATCGCGCTGATTGCCATTCTGACAACCTGAATAAAAGCAATCAGGGGCGGAAGAATCGCATTGATTGCGGGGATGAGCACCGCGCCCAGGCTTCTGCCGAGCAAATCAATCTGTGCTTTCAAAATGCGCATCTGGTTTGCAGGCGAATTCAATGTGCGGCCCATATCGGTCTGCGCATTTGTTGTCTGCTTCATGATAGCAATATAGCGCAGCTGTGCCTTATCCGCCTGAGACAAACTGTTAATGCTTTTATTGATTCCCAAATTGTACAATTCTTGTTGCAATCTGGCGTTGGAAATATCAACGCCCAACCGGCGGATAGGTTCAAGCTCACCGGAAATGGCAGCTTGCAATTTCTGGAACGAATCTTCTGTTCTCAGATTGAAGAAGGAAGCCATATCATAGCCAAGCTGTGTGAGGTTCTGGCTAAGAATGTAGGCTTTATCGGATGCCATGCCAAAGCTGGTTGTAAGGTTCTGGAAAACAGCCATATTCCGCATGGCTTCACCGCTGTCAATGCCAAGCACGTTTTCCATCTTTTGCGCAAATCTGCCGCCGCTGTCAGCCGCATTGCCCATTGCCACAGCAAACAGGTTAATATCTTCTGTGTACTTGCTGTAGTTGGTTATGGCACTTTCCAAAAGTGTGTTAGCCTTTTGAATAATTGCTATCACAACGGCCTGTGAAAACAGATTTTTCAGAGAAGAGCCAAGCGCTTCCGTCTGTGCAGTCATATTATTGGAAACGCCTGTTGCCTTTTTCATTGCATCAGAAACTTTGTTTATTCCCGATACAGCGGAGCTTAAATTGCTCATATTGGACAGCTTTTCATTTAGTTTTTCCAAACTGTCAATAACAGTCTTTAAGCTACCTGTTGAAGAAAGAGACTCTATTGCCTTTCCCAACTTTTTGATATTAGTTGTGGCAGCTCCTGAATTGGCCTCAATCTCGATTGTAAGTTTATCAATCTGTACGTCAGCCATTGCTTCCACCACCCATCAAACTGAATTTCTCAAAAAAACGTTTCTCCGCTTCTTCTGCATCCCTTATCTTTCTTGCAATCTGTTCTTCTTCCGTCAGCGCATACGGCTCTTTCGGATACTGCATCGGTTTGCGTCCTTTCGGGATAAACGCATTTCCGATCGTGGCGGATATGGCATCGGCAATATACCTGCCCTGTATCCACGCCTTATAATTCCATTCCTCAAGCTGTTTTTTATGCGCTTTCCGGTATTCTCTGGCAAGTCTTGGATAACCATTCCAATACTCGTCAGCGCTCATGCCGATTGATAAATAATAAGGGGCTAGTTCTTCAAAAATCTGGCCCCATGTTTTTTGACCTTCGGGGAGATCGTCGGTCAAGCAATCTCCCAAGTCACCTTTTTTCCATCATCTGCAAGGCTGTTCATTGCATCGCCATAAATATCGGCCAGTGCGGCAAGAACATTATTCTTGCTTTCAATGTCCATATGGTTCCAGATGTCGTCAATCACCTTGCGCTTAACGCCCTTGCACTTTGCCAGAAAAGCACCGGCAAACATTTTATCGCCCTGAACGGTGGGCTGATGTGCCAGCATCTGGATGTCAAATCCGGTGTTCTCCATCTGCTTGACAGTCTCGCGGGTATAGGTAAGCTCGTAGCTTTTGCCTTCAAAAGTCAGTTTGATAGCGTCCATTTGCGTTTTCCTCCTCAAGAAGTAGCAACAGTGATGCTTTCGGTGAATTCAAGGTCAGAATCGTTGGTAATGACGATATTGAACTGAATTGCATCATCAACGCCTTTGCCGGGCACAGAAACACTGTGCTGGCCATGCCATACCCAGCCCCAGCCATTACGGCTGCGCACCGCATAATAGGCCGGTGTATTCGCCGTGTCCTGTACTGATTTCAGGTTGCCCGCATCGGTGTCAACAAACGCCGGGAAGGCACGCGCAGAGGATTTCGGCAGCGCAGGGATGTTAGCCTGCATGGTGTGCATCAGTGTGGTAACGTCAATGGTATCCGGGTCTTCGATCAGGTCAGGATATTCCTGAATCCAGCACAGCTCTTTCAGGGTAGTCTTGGAATCACCGCGAAGCAGCTGTACGCCTTGGGTACTGATAGCTACATGTTCATTTGCCATGTTTTCAACTCCTTATCATGTCCGGGTCAAAACCCCGTCTTCGGTCATTCGCGCACGGTACGTTGTTTCCGTCCGGTACGCACTGTTTTGATACAGGTATCCGCTTGTAATGTAACTTTGACGAGTAAAATTCAAACTGTTGGCTGTCTCGTCAATGCACATTTGTATTTTCCGGGCCTGGCTTGTTTTTGTGTTCCCCGTTGTGTAAACGCGCACGCGGAGCCGCACATTCACAAATCTGATTCTGCCGCTGTTGTCATGGTCTGTCGGCAAATCATCCTGTTCGATTTGAACACACGGGAAACTGGGCGGCTGGTCGGTAATTACGCTGCTTAATTTAACGCCTGGGAATTTTGCTTCCAGCTTTTGTGCAAAGAATTCAAAAATCTGCGGCTGAAAATCCTCTGTCAACGCATTACCTCCTCCCACACGGTTTTTACACTTGCAGCCATCTGGGCCGCGCTCTCCCACATGGCACATGCGGGCGGGTTGCCCTTTGTCCGCCAAACGCCGGGCTTTTGCTCGCCCTTGCGGTTATACACAGGCTGTGCCGTTGGTCCGGGAACGCCATCATAAACCCATCCATTCGGGTTTGAACCTTTCCCATCGCCGTATGTGCCATGCGCATACAGCCCGCTTGGATGCTCTGCAAATGCAACGCCTGCGCCAAACTCAATAAAGCAAACGGCCTGCCCGGTGGCGTAAATCGTGGCTTTCTTGCCGTGCTGTTCTACTTGAACCGCAATATCGCTCATGTCACCATCATAAACGGCGGCAGTAAACCGTATCTTGGCAACTTCTACCCCCATTTCTGACAGTCTTTTTACAAACTGTTCAATGCGGGTTTCCAGCGTTTTTTGCCAGTTCTCGTATTCCTTTATCGCCTGCTCTATGCCTTTTTCGCTTAGCGCCAGCTTTATTTTCATGGCACGATTTCTTTCATCGCATACAATACTCCGTTTATGGTATCTGCCTTTTTGGTCACAACGTAATTCGGGCTTTCGTCAGAATCCCGGTTAATCCAGATAAGCGTTCCTTCCCGCAAAGGGCAGTTTGTGTTTGCCGTGCAGGCTGTCCGGCTGTAATCTGTAAACCCGCCAAAAGCGGCGGCTTCCATTGCGCCAACAGCGCCGCTCACACTGATTCGCAACTGCTCCGGCGGCTCCATAACGGGCCGTTCTTCGCCGGTGCGGTTGCCGTTTTCATCTTTGATTGCGGCAGAACCGATGCTGTTTTGGTACCAAATTGTTTTCTGGTTGGCTCTAAGGTCTCGCATCAGCATCCAACCTTTCCAACCGGGACAATTTCTTCCAACAGCTGCTGCGGAACATCCTCACTGCCCCATGTGCGGCTGATACCGCTTTCGCTGTGGCTGGTCTCATATTCCGCGCCAAGTTTGTTATAAAATGCTAATGCAATCCGGAACTGCAAATCGCGGTATCGCTCTTCCAGCTCACCACCGCCAAAAGGAAAACGGCGGGCCAGTATCACAGATTCTGCGCTGTCCAGCAAATCTGCTAACAGGTCAAGGTCGTTTTCGCCTGTCCGTTTTTGCAATCGCTCAAAGATCTCCATACTGTCACCCGCCGTTCATCAAACTTTCGGCTTTCTGCCCCGCCGGTGTTCTACCACAGGGGGTGTTTCCGCCTTTTCGGTTATTACTTTCCCGTATTTTGCCATTTCGGCACTGTCCTGGTCGGCAATCTTCACCTTTTTCCCGGTCACGCAAAGTTCACCACCGTAAAACACTGCATAATCGGGAATCAGCCAGGTCATGCCGTCACCTTCATAACGGCAACTTCGTCCATGCGCTCAAAGCTTGGCAACACGATTTCGGAAGCATAAGTGTTCACATTGACCGGGTGCACGGTGGTTTCAACGGTAATGGCAACGCCGGTGTTCACAATGGCAACATCTGCCTTGCCGGAACCTGCCAGGTCGGCTTCCTCCGGGGTGGTGCCGTAAGCGGTCTTGCCCAGTGCGCCCTCCGGGATAAAGCTCACATATCCGTCCGGAACAAACTTGTGGCTTGCGCCGCTTTCATCGGCATACAGCTTGTCGTAAATCACGATCTGAATGCCGGTAGTGGATGCGATAACATCTTTGGCTTCATCGTTGGTCAGGTAGCCCATGCTGCGGCCAGTTACGGTCAGCCAGCGATTCTTTACGGCATCGGTGGCTTTCATCAGGTTGAACGTGGTGGTGTTCATCACCATGTAAGCCAGGGTCACACCGTAATTGCTTGCCATCTTGTCCTTGATGGTCTGAATCTGCTTGAACGGGTCAGCGGTTGCGATGGCAGTCCACAGGTCGGTGGTAGTCAGCGCAGTGTAGTTTGCCTTTTTCCATGCGCCATCCGGGTCATAATTGTAGGTGTAGTTCACCCCATTTGCCTTGATGGTAATACCCATTGCGCCGCCCTCCGGGAACAGCAGCTGCATGCGCATGCGTTCCGGCACAACGTCAGCACCGGCAATCAAATCCTGCTGGTCATCGTAAATGCGGTTGATGACATCCGCCGCATAGGGGTCATTGCTGCTCTGGGCACGCAGAATCTCCTGGCGGTCTTTTTCCTTGATCTTGTAGCCCTCGCGGAAAAACGGCATCTCGGTTTCCAGCTTGCTCACGCCGATGCGGTCACGGAAAGTGGCCTTTGCATCAAAAGCAGAGGGTTTCAGGGAAACAGGCAGGCCTTTGTGGCCCTTAATCCATGCCAGGTCAAGGCCAGCACGCTTTACAGAGGGGAACAAACCGCTGCCCAGGTACGGGATTGCGTTGGAAGCAGCTTCGGTATAGTTTGCCGCAATGATTTTAGGTGTAAAAAGTTCAGTAAGGTTCATGTTTTCACCTCCGTTATGCGTTCACGCCGGTATTGGTGCGCAGGATAATGGTATCCGGCAGGTCAGATTCTGCAGCAAGGTCGGTACCGCTGTGTGCCTTTGCCTTTACTGCATCAATCACGCCCGCAACCAGCAGGCTGCCGTTGGGGTTTTCATCCGGGTCAACGTCATACAGCACAACGCCAACGCGGCTGTCAACTGTCAGTTTTTCACCAGCCTTTTTTGCGGTGGTTGTGGTAAACGGGATTGCGGTAAAATCATTGCTGGCCAGAATCTCAACTGCACCGGCAACATCCGTTTTCTTGAATTTCATGCTTTCACTCCTTACTTGTAATAACCCATGACCTTTGCAGCCGCTTCATTGGCCTGTGCTTTTGCCTGGCCGCTGCGCTTGGCAAATGCCATGTATTCGCTTTCTTCTTCGGTGCTTGTACCAGCGCCGCTGGGTCTGGGGCTGTTGCGCATAAGGTCTGCTTTCAGCTTGTCTGCAAGCACCTGATTGGCCTTTGCAGCATTGGCAAACACCGTTTCCATGTCGCCATCAAAAAGGGCTTCTGCCGTACTTTTGGCAAGTTTTTCATCGTAACCAAGCGAAATATACTTGGCAACGTTTTTAGAAATGGTGTTTTCTTTCAGCAGTGCGTTATAATCGTTCTGCAACTTTTCCTGTGCGGCTTTGGCTTCTGCAGCAGCGGTTTCTTCGGCAGTCATTTTTTCTTTCAACTGCTTTTTGTAACTGCTGGCTTCGCTCATCACCTTGTCAAAATCTTCTTTTTTTACAAGGTTCTTTGTATCCACCGGGTCAGGCAGGTCAACGCCAAGCAGCGCCGTCACCTTGTCTGCATCGCTCATGTTTTCAAAGCCGTCAATGGTGCTGGTGTCAAATTTCATTGGTGCCTCCGCGTTATTTTGTCGGCGTTCTCTCGCCCGTATTTGTGCGTTTTAGCGTCTTCTCTGACCTTTGCGTTTTAGCGTCTTCTCTGACGATCAAACAGGTGTCAACCAACACCTGCATCTCCTGTGGGGTTTATCGGGGATATTATCAATCGGGTAAATTTCTCCGTTGCGTTCCCGGCAAACCTGGCACACTTTTTCATCCCCGGCAGTGTGCCACTGCACCTGTTCTACTCCGGCATCTGTAAATGCCTTGATTCTTGCAGAATCGGTCACGTCATCGGCGTATTGGTACGTCATATCGCTCCAATACCGCAATGCACGCCGGAATTCGTTCTTATGGTTTGTCCGGCTCAAAAGCCCCTCTTCCAGGTAGGCCCGCTTTCGGTCAATCTCGTGTTCGTACACATAGCCGGTAACGGCGCTGTATCCGGCAAGCAAGGCAAGCAGCCATGCCCTGTCGGGTTTTTCTTTGCCGTGAACTTCGGCATCCTGATAGCATTTTTTTGCCAGTTCTAAAAAGACTTCCTTATTGTCTTTGGCAATATCCTGGTATAGCTGCTTGCAGGCGGGCATAACGTTCAATTCATCAAACTGCGTTATCTGCCGGGATGCTTTTTCAAACCTGCGTATCGCCCTGCGGTTCAGCAGCCTGATTGCGCTGTCCGTTGGTTTCCAGTCCATTGTCAAGCTCCTCATTCAGGGTTTTTTCAAGCTCTGCCTGTTTTTCCTCGTAATATTTCATGCCCTCCTGCAAGGCCATTTCATTGTCACGGAACGGGCCAAGTTCGCGGTATACCGTTTCTGGCGCGATCTTTTCACAGCCCAGGCCCTGAATAAATACCTGCATCTTGCTCTGGATGTCAGTCAGGTTATTGCGGGTAAACTGTGCGTACACATCCCCTACATTCAGGCCAAGATTATTTGTTGCGCTGCAAATGGTCAGGAACACACGCAAGAACTGCCGTTCACTGCGCCGGAACATGTCTTCACTGTCCTGGGCGCGGCTTTCTGCGTCTTTCCAGCCATCGCGCATAATGGTTGCCTGCCCGGTATCGCTGGTGGAAGAACCGCCGTTGCGGTTCGGCATGCCACAGATGGTCAAAATCTTATCATGCAAATCATCCACAGCGGTCTGCACAGTAGAACTGTTCATCTCGCTGCTGATGCGATAAATTTTTGCAGGCATCCCCTGCTGGGAATCTTTGATTTTGATAAACTTACCGCCGCTGGCAAGCTGGCTGTACTGGCCGTCTTCCAAATCAACGTTCTGGAATACGTCATACGCATTTACAAAATCCTGCACGTTATCCACGCGGTTGCTTTCCAGCGTGTTAATACCATTCAGAAGCGGCAACACTACTTCAAACGCGCCCATTCTGGCACTGTTGTTGGGGTATTCCACAATCGGCACACTGCCGTACAAATGCCCAGACTGCCGGGTGATTTTCCCGCTTTTGATTTCAAAATATTCGCTGTCAGTGTAAACACCGTAATACTTGGCATCGTTTTCATCGTACTGTGTCAGCACACCTGCCATTGGCTTTTTGGTATAGCCGCTGTAGTAGATGACAAACGCTTCACGCGGGTCAAGGGTATAAATGCAGGCAGGGCTTCCCGCCTGTTCCGCGCCGGGGTCAGGCAGAACCATCCGCACGCCAAGCCCCGCAATGTGCATCCAGTCAACGATTTCTTTGTCCTTGCTCTGTTTGTCCTCATCTGACATCCAGCGGTTCAAACCAACCAGTTTGTTGTTGTCCGTCTTGCTGCCTTTTGCACCAATATACTGCACAGGGCCGGAAAGTAGAAATGCTGTTTTGAACGTCACAATCTCATTTGCGATGTTCACCGTGATTTTGTTGTTGATTTCCTCACGGACGATTTTTTCTTTTTTTCGGATATCCTGCTTGCCCCGGTAAACATCCCACAAATACTGGATTTCTCCCCGGTTCCTGTCGTGGGTGGCAATGGCAGTATCCAGCACCTTTACAACGTTATCCGCTGTAATTTTCTGCTCGTTTGTGGTAATGATCCGTCTGCCGTGCAGACCCTCATCCGGCAGGATGTCAACAAGATATCTTTCCAAGCTGTTCTCCTTTGCACAAAAACAAAAAGTGCCAGCCAAACCAATTAAGGTTCAGCTGGCACTTGGCACAGGGCACTTGGCACTTTATTTTTTCAGCGGCAAATGAATTTCAATGTTCCGTTTACACGCCTTGCAATAGGGATAAATCGTTCCCTTTGCTGCTGTATCAACTTCCATCAGCTTCCGCTTGATTCCTGCCGCACCGCAGCACGGGCAGTAAACACTTACTCGCAATTTATCCCTTCTTTCAAAAATAACCCCGTTCCCGCCCTCCCGGTTTATGCTATGCCGGGCTCACCCATTGCAAAGTAGCAGGCTTTGCAACGTAACAGGCGGCATCCAGTGCTATGCGCGTGATGGTACGCCTGTTTTTGATTTCCTCTATTTATATCCCGCGTAGGAAATCACAACGCGGCATCCAACCCGTTTTATATCCCGTCTGCTGGTTTACGGTTTCTGCTTTGATAAATGGTTTCCGGCGATGCGTAACTGCGTCAGTAACGGAGTCCGCACAAGCAGATGCCGAGCGGCTTTTCAGATGTCACCGCTGTGTCATGCTATCTATCGCGTTTCGCCTGCGCCGGGCTTTCACCGGTGGGAGCGACCCAACAATAGCAGTCAGCAGGTCTCGAACCTGCAACGGCACCCACAGGCGCTGCTTTTCCAACGTTATTAAGCTATGACTGCATATAAGCAAATTACAGTCAAGTTAAAATCGCACGTTTCACGGTTGCATTTTTACAACTTGCGCGAAACTTAAAACTAAACCGCAACTTACCGGCGTAAATGTCGGGAACATATCATCAAAAGCCCTGCATGGGACACATCAAAGAGAGGTGTGCAGGGATTGCCTAACAGGGAACTTCAGTCCAGCGTCCCGGCTGAATCTTTTACCCGTATCTTCGGCCTTGGAGCTGCCAACTGGACTTGAACCAGTAGCCTGCCGCTTACAAGGCGGCTGCTCTACCATTGAGCTATAACAGCATGTGCGGTTCCTGCTTTTCACAGGCTTTGTCATCGTTTGTGGGGGAAGCCGCACCGCCCACACAGCAAGGCGCTACCTTGCATCTGGTTCCGTATGGTGGCCTTGCACCCTCCGCCGCGCCGTTGCTTCGGAACGCAGCGCCCTTATATGGCTATACGGTATATATCACCTGCAAAGTGCTTGACAGCTTTGCAGGCGCAGCGGACAAGGTAAGCCCTGTCAGGCTCTATGTGGCTGATAACGGCCCACATAGTGCCGGTTGTGCGCCGCAGAGCGCACTCTGGTGCCGCCAGCAGGGGTTGAACCTGCAAGCACCCGGTTATGAGCCAGGAGTTTTACCATTAAACTATAGCGACACAATAGCTGGCATTTCAGCCAGCGGGAGAACCATATTTAGGGCGGCGCATATGCAGGACGCTGGTTCCGTACCCTAGGAGGTATGAACAAAATGTTCATAAGAAAAGAGCTAAACTATAAAGCCTTTCCATTTACTATTATACTATAAAATTCACATTTTTCAAGCACATTAACGTTGTTTTTTACCAAATTCTTGTACCAATTTCAACTTTTCCCGCATTTAGGCCTTGAGCGTATTGTGCAAGCATGGCAAATGCGTCCGGCACGTCATCATGTCTGTTTTTCCCTGCCATTGTGTACCCTGTTAAAAACGACAAAACACGCCTGTATTCCTTGTTATTCTTGATAACGGAATTATCTTTGAACAGGCAGTGTTCCATCACCCAGGGGGAATTTACAATAATTTTGGTTTCTTTGTTTGCGGTGGTGTACCTGGTCACAATCCTGGTTATTCCGCCGTGCGCCTTTACTTCCTGCTGGCATTTTTCTGCCACTTTGCCGCCTGCGCTGTTGCTTTCAAACTGGGCCAGCTGAACCTTGTGTTTCACAAGAACCATCCAGAGCCGCGTTTCCACCACGTCCGGTGCGCCGTTATCGCAAACACATTCCTCAATGTAAAAATCATCCCCGTATTTGTATGCAACGGGCAGAACCGCATAGTCAGAACCTTTTTCTTTGGTATCGCATACTGCAATAATGGCTTCCGGCGCTTTATCCGGCAACTCAAAGTAGCGGCGCAGCTGATCTTCTGGGTACAGCTGCCCTTCCCGTTCAATCGGGCTTGTCATAAACAGCGCACGCCAGCTGGCATCATCCATTGATTCCCGCATGTCAATATAAAACTTGGTGCTGAACCCCACCCCGTTGGCATAATCAAAATTGCTTTTTTCGTCATCGTTCAGGGCAGGCATATGCAGGAATTCTGCACGCGGGTTATTTTCATTGCTGCGTTCCAGCCTGTCCATCGGGTCATGCAAACTCCAGGGTGTGGCAATGTGCAGTTCCCGGCATTCACCAATTTTGCGCTGCCGCAAATCCGTTGTGTATAGCTGCCACAGCTTATCCATACGTTCCGGGCTCATGGCTTCCTCAATGCCGCTTACAAGGTCATCGCAGTATAACAGCTTTTGCGCACGCACCTTGCCCGCATTGCCGCTGCCGATAGAAGAAAATTCCAGTGTGGCAAAGCGCTTTGGCTTGTACATGTCTATCATCATGTCCTGTGCATTCGTTCTGGCAATGCACACGCCGGGGAACACGTCTCGCCACAAATATTCCCCGCCTTTTGCCATAATTCGCAGGCATTCATCGTACACGCCGCGCAGAAATGCGTTGCTGTGGCTGCCGCCTAAAATCGGCATGTCGGGGTTCCGTCCGGCAAGCCATGTCAGATAAAAAATGGCAGTGGTACTTTTCCCGGTGCCGGGCGGCATCATGATTCCTGCAATGTCCAGTTCCCCATCTTCCAGTTTTTGCAGGGTGTTTACCATCCGAATCAGCTGTTTTCGGCGCGGCATATAAAACCGGCTTTTTGGGTCACGGTCAAGTTCAATGTATTGGCAAAAGGAATCAAAGTTATACGGCGCATTGAACAGCAGCAGATTCCGGTTCAGCTCAATCAGGTCATTGCAGCGCGGCAGCGTACCCAGCTTATTATGCAAATCCACACTCAGCTTGTGCGCCTGCTTGAAGTTTTCTTTTTCCAGTTCCCGGATCGCAGCAAACGCATAAACCGCTTCGTCCGCCGTCTTGGCTCGCATTGTGCTCTTTTTTGCAATTTCAGAAATTTTCAAAATAAAAAAGCGCCCTCCCTCAAATTTGAGAAAAGGCACTTGGCACAGGGCACTTGGCACTATTTTTATTATTATAGCATCGTTTCCCGTTGCAGACAAACTGTTTATCGTTGATTTTCGGCCTTTTTTGTTTTTTGAAAAATTCAGGAAGAATCCAAACAAAAAAGCCGCCCAGTGTGTTGCAGCACACCAGACGGCGACAGAGTGGAGAAAAGCCAGCAAGCCCTTGCTCCACTCTCATTTTAACACAATGAGAAGGTGTTTTCAATGCAAATTTTAGAATTACTTGGTCACGGCCGTGAAAATGCGGTCAGTTCAGATGTTTTAGCTGTACAGCTGCAAACGCTATTATTCCTACCTTTGATTGTAGCAAATTGAAGGAGAGCTTACATTTGCATTTTAGCGCAAAAAGTATTGGAACGCAAACTTTTATTGGACTTTTTTATTTTTTCGGGATTGGAGGGACTAACCCCGCGCCCTTCGGCCTGCCAAAATCCCCCTCCGGTATACCCCCGCCGATCATGTACAAAAAATGCAGGGCAGACCGGAACGCCCTACCCGAAGACAATAAAAAAGCGCCCAGGCCATACGGCCCAGGCGCTCCGCTATATTGCTTAAAAATGGCGCATCACGCCAAAAATAATGATAAATGGAGAGGCTAGCAAGAACAAAACAACCAGCATATAAAACACCCCCTGTAACTATATTTTACGATCTATCCCGGAGCTATTGCAATAGCTCCGGGCAATAATCAGCCTGCGGCCCCGCTGCAGGTGATCCCTCTCCGGGCCATCGCAGCATCAAAATACTCCGCCTTCGTTGCCCTCCAATTCTCGGCCCATGCAAGGGCGGCGTTTTGCGCCCAGTACGGCACGCCCAGCGCATCGCACCGATCCATGCAAAAAGACATATCCTTGCGGATCGCTGGCATCTCGGCATCATCCGCGCCGAACCTCTCAAGAGTATAGTAATACTCGGCGCACCAGTGCGCAAGGCCTTCCAGCGCCCCAAACTGGCGCTTATTAGCTTGATAGATCATGTTATAACCCCCTTATTAGCTCAAAGCAGCGTCTCCCCGTTGGGCGTTACTGCTTGCCTGCCAGATACTCCGCCGGGATGACCTCGCCATGTGCACCAGTGCGCGGCAGATGATACCAGCACACGTTCGGGCGATCCTGCAAGGGCCACAGACTAACGCAGGGCCACTTGACCCCGGCGGCTCGCTCTGCATCGCATAGAGCATTATACACGGCTTCCCGGCGGGTGATCTCTGCCCAGTCCGGCGCGAATGTATCCCCGCGCATGTACTCAGATTCCGTATCGCCGCTGTGGTACCCATCCGCAAACACCCGATACCCTGCCAGGCTGGGCAGAACCTCCACCGCGTCAAAGTGTGCGCCGATCTCATCTAGCAGCGTCAAAATGCCCTCCGGGGTGTACTCGCGCCGCTTGCCGTCACGCTCTACAGGGAGCCGAAGCAGGTTGCAACCATCCTTGCCGATATAATGGCAGCTGTCTACATACAGCCGCCCGGCGGTCTTGTTCATCCCGCTCAAGATCTCCAGGTACACCGCGCGGCCCTGGTCATCGTGAAACATAGTGCGGAGACGGCAGTTCCCGCGCAGCTCTTCGGCAGTGTCGCGGCACCCAAACATGCCCGCGCCTTCAAAATACAGTTTCTTCATTTTTATACGCTCCTTCATGCTATTTTTTGCTTTGGTAGTGGGGCGGGGCTGCTTTACGGTGCAACCCTGCTAGAGCGTCCGTTAAAAGGTGCGGCTGTTATAATCGTCTATGGCAAGCGCTACAGCATCCGCAATGTCCTGCATTGTCATTGGCTCGCGCGTATTCCGTACCGGGACAATGGTTTCGCTGTGGTACCGCGTCCAGTCATTGACGTCAATGTGATACGCCGCGATGACCTCGCCATAAGCCCGATCATAGCTGATTTGAACGTATCCATTCCAGCCGTCAAGCCCCTTTGTTTCCCCGGCAGCTTTCTTCAGTCCCTGCATCTTGATGCCGTATTTTTCAAGTTTCATCCTTGTTACCTCCTGCCCTGTGGGCTGTTTTCTTTTGATGTCTATATTATACATGCTAGCATGTAATATGTCAACATGCTAGCATGAACATTGTATGAATGCATAATTTTGATAGCATGAATATAGTTAATTTTTACATGCTTGCATGTTTCGGCGGGCCGTGTTATACTATCCTTATAATATGCAAATAATAAGGAGGGCAGCCATGTCAACGGATGCAAAAAGAGCAGGAAACGCGCGGTATTTGGCCACGCAAAAAACAATCACAGTACGCACACGGCCAGAAAACGCAGAGCGGTTGCAGATTGCAGCAGCCGCCGCCGGGGAGAGCGTAAACAGTTACATTCTGCAGGCCTGCAAGGAGCGCATGGAGCGCGATGCAAGCAAGTAACGCCCCGCCAGATCACCCGCCGGGATGGTCTCGCCATGTGCGCCGCATCATACAGCGATGTAATACTCAACGATGCAATAGCGGGAGCTGCAAGGGTTGTTTTTGTACAGCTTGTACCCGCGGCCAAACTTGCCGTTGTATGGCTCTTTGACCTCGTGGCCTACTCTCACATAGCCGCGTGCAAGTGCAGAATGGTGAAATTTATAACTATCCATTTTTTGTTCTCCTCTCGTTGTTTAATCGTTGCCGCCGTTGAGCTTGCAAAACTCCATCAATAGCTTTTCAACCTCTTTTTGGCGTTCCTCGTATGCCCTGGTGCCGTCCCGGCGGATTCTTGCGGCGGCCGCCTCATACTCCTCTATGCCCTCCGCACGCTTGCCAGGCGTCCGCCGGTATCCCGTGCAAAGCGTCACGCCATGCACATCGTAAACGTCAAAATTCCAGCCGTAAACTCCGCAGGTATACGCGACCGGCTCGTGGTTGGATAGCAGATTCTGCAAATCGCAGAACCCCGCACACCGAATATTGCCAAAGTTTTGAGTAATTGCCTTGCGCGTCATTTTGATTTTAACCATTGCCTTTTCCTCCTGCCCTGTGGGCTGTTTTCTTTTGATGTCTATATCATATCACCGTTAACGGTTATTGTCTATTGACATTTTGCACAACGTTAACGGTGTTTTTGCGGTTGTATTTGTACGTTTACGGTTATATCATATTATGGTATAATGAGATCACGGAGGTGATCGCATGGCAGTTACAGAGGCCCACACGCGGGCCAGCGTTAAATATAATAAGGCGCGTGATAATATAATGATACGTCCCGACAAGCTGGAAGGCGCACAGATCCGCGCGGATGCAGCAGCCGCCGGGCAGAGCTTGCAAGCCTATATCTTGCAGGCATGCCAAGAGCGGAGGGAGCGCGATGCAAGCAAGTAACACCCCGCCGCACCACCCGCCGGGCGTTGCATTCCCCACCTGGAACCCGGCGGGCAAAGTCGAACGAAAGTCGAATCGGTTTGAAAGTCGAATGAATTTTAGCGCTTCCGGCATGCCCGGCGGCGCTTTTTTTATGTACTTTTGTGCTTTTTGGCCGCTTCCAAAATTTAATACGCGTTACAACGTCAATCTGATGTTCGCTAAATCATTATTTAGCGAAATATGCACCCGAAAGGCACATTCTGCCCAGCTGGGGCCGTCCTGGGGAGCATCCGCCAGGCCGGAAGGTGCTGCGGTCAGGGTGCGCCGTTTTACACCCCGCTCCCAAAGTCGAGCGGGTTTGAAAGTCGAACCAAAGTCGAAACGCTCCCAAAGTCGAAGGGTTATCCCTTGCCTGAAAGTCGAATGATTTTGCGCGAAAAAATCTCCGGCAAAGTCGAATTGGGTTTGAATTATGCACTTTTGTTTCGTGATTCAGGTATATACCCCGTATTTTTGACCATTTCACATGGAGATATGTTTCAATAGATGGTTTTGGATGTGGGGTAATTATTCGTGTTTGTGTGTCTTTTTTGATGATGACGGCAAGTCGTTCGCGTTATTCCCTGCTTTATTTTTCCCTGTTTTGGGCTTAAGCTCCCTCTTTTGGGCTTTATTCCCCTCTGCTTTCCCGCTTTTTTGGGGTTTACTGCTGCCTTTAACAGGCATTTCCGCGCTGGTTTTAGGCTTTACTATGGCATTTAAGCGGATAGCGCGTTTCTTTGCGTGGTTATAGGCATAATAAAAGAGCACCCGGCAGTTTGTTTATATGCTGCTAGATGCTCTGTTTTCGTTTATTCAGTTTCTTTTGCTTGTTTCTTTTCCCCACGTGGCTTTGTTTGAACCGGCTCTATCAGTTGCTCCGGCTCTTTGACTTCCTTAAAGTCGTCTATCTCTACAAAGTCGGCGCTGAATCTGTCTTCTATTTCCTTGCGGGACATGTTTTCGCCTAACGGGTCTTTTGTTGCGGTAATGATTTCTTGCTGGTCTTGCAGTCCGTCATAGTTTTTCTGCCAGAATAGCCCTGTTACCGGGTTGATTGCACCGTCCTGCATCAGCATTTCCCGGTACATCCCGCATACACGCTTTATTTCTCGCGCGAATTCCTGGTATTCCTTTTGCGAGCTGCGCCTTTTTCCGCTTTCCCAGCAGTTTACAGTGTCTCTATCCACTCCCATAGCAGCATACGCCGCCATGTTGCCCACTTTCATGTTATACTTGACACATAGATCAAGATAGTCATAAAAGCGTTTTCTGAGGGCTGGCAGGTCGTTTGTGCTTATTTTGGGAAGCTGGGATATCACAAGCAGAAATTCAATGCGCCTTTGATTCCCTTCCGGCACATTATCAGGGTCATTATCAATCATGATCGGGCTGTTTCTTTTGGTTGCCCTACTTCCCATTGTCCTGTGCCTCCTTTATCCGGCTTATGGCCGTTTTATAATAGTCGGGGTTCTTCTCTATCCCGATGAAGTCTCTATTTGTGTTGATACAGGCTACTCCGGTTGTTCCGCTGCCCATGCAGTTGTCTAATACCATCTCGCTTGGGTTTGTGTACGTCTTAATCAGCCATTCTTCCAGCTTTACAGGCTTTTGGGTGGGGTGCAATCCCTTTTCCCTTGGGAATTTCAGAATTGTTGTGGGGTTCCGCTTGCCGTCACTACAGTCTGTTAAGATGTCGTCACGAAACTTTCCCCAGTTTTTGGGAAGTCTTTCGCCTTTGCCCCCCCCCTCTTATATGGCTTTCCGTCCACATATTGCTTGTTATAGGTCGGCTGGTGCTTATAGAATATCTGGATGCTTTCATGCGCTTTCAGGGGCTTGCGGTTTGCGTTCAGAAAGTCGCTTCCGTTTTCCTTTACCCATATCAGCTCATACCGGTACAAGTCTTTCCCAGCGCTTACAAGGGCCGCTGTAAATGGCATATCGCTGTGCAGTGCTATAACGCCATTGCTTTTGATTATGCGCCTGTATTGCGCCCATAGCGGCTCCAGCGGGATGATGACATCCCATTTATTCCGCGTTGTACCATAGGGCAGGTCGCATAAAATCATGTCTATACTGCCTTCTGGTATCCCCTTCAAGATGTCCATACAGTCTGCGCAGTATAGTTTCATGTGTCCCCCATATAGCAAAAGTGCCAGCCGAACTTTCAAGTTCAACTGGCACTTGGCAATTAAGCACTTGGCACGCTATTTCTTATTGATATTATAGCATATTATGCGCTAATATGCAAGTTTTTTATTTTCCGGTGCTACCAAATCCTGCGTTGCCGCGTTCCCGCTCCGGCATCTTGCTGCACGGGTAAAAGTCGTAAGATTCCACCTTAATAAACACGATTTGGGAAATTTTATTCCCAGAATGGACTTTATAATCAGTTTTTCCGTGATTATAGAGCTTTACGCAGATGCTCCCAGTATATCCTGCATCGATCACACCTACGCTTGTCAGATCATGCTTAACATTCAGGCCGGATTTGCTTTTCAGGAACCCCGCATAGCCCTGCGGAATGTCAATGTGCACGCCGGTATCAATTACAGCGCTCCCGTTCGCCGGAATCATCACATCAACAGGGCTTTTCAGGTCTGCACCTGCATCCCAGCCAAAATGTGCGTATTCCGGCATGTATGCGCCGTCATCCAGCACAACAGCAACCTGTTTGTACACAGTATTGCAGCTTTTGCAGCAGTTATTTTCCATTGTTTTCTCCTTTTAGTTGCTCAAGCCCAGAATTGCGAACATAAAGCACGGAAAAAACATCCATGCCCAAATACCGCTTCCTGTGATGCGCACCATATAGGCGATGAATGCCAAAGTCGCAGTCAGTGCAAGCGCGTTACCAATACTTTTCATATGTTCCTCCTTAAATTTTGTGTGCCAGAACCGCTTTTCCGTAAGTCGTGCCGTCTTTATCAGCAATCTTAAGAACGTTGTTAATACTCACTTTAGGCGGCTCCCTTTTGCTGTGTGCCGCCATCTGCGGGCTGCCATATCTTCCTTCTTTTCGGCATGCTTCACACTTCTTTTCGTTCTTTTTTCTGGTAAAAAGCCGCCCGCACCATTCGCATTTGACCAAAGATTGATTGCGGTGCTTTTCACGTTGGAGCGCATCAGCCGCTTTCCGATGCTTTTCCTTGCATTCCGGGCAAAGCCTGGTTTTTGCGCTTCCCTCAAATTCCTTTTTGCATTCAGTGCAAATCTTAACCATTTATTCGCCCCCGTGCGTGTGATCCATGTAAATTACCGGCTCTTGGTTATCTTCCTCAGCCGCAGCTCTGCCGACAGATACGCCGATGGAATAGGCTCCCGCAATCAAAATTGTGACAATCGCGGTGCCAAGAATCGAAAGGAAAATGTTCATTTTTGCTCCTTCCAAAGCCCTGAAATCTGTTTGCAGCATAGTGCAAACAGGTAGATCAGCAATGCGCCGATAAGCATCGCTCCCGGTGCTGCAACAAAGATCAGAGCAAGGCATTTGATTGTGTAGATGCAGTTTGCGTCAAATACTGTCATGCTTCTTTCCCTCTTTTTTCACTTTCCATACCGCATATAGAGCATCCATTACTCGCTGTCCTTCCGGCGTGGCGGAATCGAACGGTAAATGCGCACTGATACATGCTTTCCTAATTGCTTTCAGCGCATCACCGCGCCGAATCAAATCGTTTTCATCACCAAAATCTGAAATCTTCGGCACGCCGTCAAAAGAAATGCACTTGCTGTTTACTGGGTCAAAAAATGTTTGGTTCATTCTTCCCTCCGCAACCACTTGATAGCAGCTTTCACGCTGTCAAATTCTTCGATATATGCAAAGCCCGTGCTATTGTCGCAAGCTACCACGACAACGCCACCTTCACAATTTTCCAAAGATAGATACAATCCTTTTTTCTCCTCTTGGTGGTCGATTATGTAACTCATACATGCTTTATCAATGATTTTTACCGGGTTATTCATCTTCGTTCACCATCCTTGCTCCACAAGTTCGGGCAATACTCATAATCCTTTTCTTCCATAATGTTCTCCGTTGTATATAACCAGCATAGACGGAAACGGTGCAGGCGGGAACCTGTTCCCGTCCTCGTCCTCAAAGTGCAGCCGTCCGCGCAAAAAGCGGATTTCTGCTTTTCCGTATATGTAGTCGTGGAAGTAGGCCGTGTCTGTCCTTGCTGGTATCAGCAGAACAACCGTTGTTCCAGCCTGCGCCTCCTCATAGGCTTTGCGCACCCACGCGCCCAGTGCCCGGCCATACGGCGGGTTGCAAAACGCGCTGCCCCCCCCCGATATTCCACGGGGCGGTCAGGCCGTCGGTTTCCGGGGTGTAGAAGTTCTTGCATTTTGC